TCATACCTTCTCCGGTTGTGTTTTGACGCGACCAAGATCGACCCACAGCTTCATGGCGTTTGCACAGTCCCGCTTTGACCACTCTGGTAGGCTTTTATATTGCGAAGCCAGACTCGGCCAGTGCGCAATGTAGGCTTCAAACTGTTTTTCCCAGTACTTCATACCTTCTCCTTGAGGGGCAAGCCCCATAGTTTGTAGCCAGCACAGTCCGTGTGGGTGTACTTGCCATCGTTACCAACAGCGTTGGGTAGTAGCGCGTGCGCTTGAGGGTGTTTGTCGTGGCCTGGGAAGCCGCCAGACTCGCAGATCGTGCCAAGCCTTGAACGCAGTAATGCTCTGTGTCCCTCGGGCGTTGTTGGTTTGCATGGGCAATGCGAGCAGGGCGTCATGGTTTATCCCTGCGCTTGAGTCCCGCTGGGTCGCTGGCTAGGTTGACAGCATCAACGACTTGACGCTTGACTTCCTCCGCAACATTTTGGGGTGGTTGTTTACCAAAGATGCGCTCGAAACTTTCCGCAAACTTTTGGTGATCTGTTGGGCGTTGCGTGTCGCCCTTGCCTGCTTCATGTGCCATCAGTCCGCATCCTTTGCTAAACAAGCGAACGCCTTGGGCAAGCCCACTGCTCCTTTGACTTCTTCCTGCCGCGCCACCAGCACAGCCGCCGCCTTGTTGCACAGCGCTCGGGATTTGAACTCGTCCACCTTCTCCCAGTTCAAGTTGCCACCAGCGTTCATTTGAAACACTACCAATACGAATGCACCAATCATTCTTCATCTCCCATTAATTTCAATCCCTGCACGATATGAAGAGCCAAGGTCATCAGCTTACTGACTGCTTTGTCCTTCCAAACTTTCTTTTCTTCTTCTGTCTTGAGCCCCCATTCGCCGTCCAAAATGGCTTGCAGCGTGTCGCAAACACTACATGAACCATATCCAACTTTGACGTACCAGTAAGTGCTTGGCTGATAGATTGCCGCACCAATCACATACAACAATGTGCCTTGGTAGTCGCCGTCATCAATCTGGTGAATGCGTTTTGGATCGGGGGTTTCGTATTCACCTTCATCGTTCAACATCTCCACCACAGCAAGAACAATGTCGCTGTAGCTGCTTGGCAGTTTGGCTTCAAACTTTTCTTGAACTGAATCTTTGCGTTCAAACCAGCGTTTTGTAAATTTCTCAATCATTTCTTATCTCCTTTTAAATAAAAATCATGTTCGGCAAGGGCTTGCTTCACATCATCTAAACACCTGCGGCCAAAGTTTGGGATGACCAACAAGTCGCGTTCGCGCATATCGAGTAACTGCCTGACCGTGTTGATTTTCTCGGCACGCAAACAGTTGCTAGTACGCACAGTCAACAATAGGCAGTCAATGTCTTGCGACAACAACGGCGCTTGGTGTTCTTCCATTGCGATCATGGTGCGATCGGGGATGACTGCGACCCACAACGTATCCACTTTGTTGAACTCCACGTGCTGCCCCAGTAGCGCGTAGACTTTTTTGTTTTCGTCCATGTGTCCTCAGTTCTTTGAAAAGTAATACGCCAAGCCAATCCAGATCACCAGCGCCGCGTAGCCCATGAGCACGTTGCGCCAGCCGTTGTTTTGTTCGGGTGGATAGAACCACCCAGCTTGGTCGATGGAGTTGGGGAAGGCTTCTTGTAGGGTGCGTGGGTAACACCGTGTGGTTGGGTTTTTGTCTTCGATCATTGTTCCCTCGCTTTCAGCATTGCGTCTGCGTAAATGTATTTGGCTTGTTCGCGTGTTCTTTTCGTTGGCATTTTTGTTGGCTCAGGTTTTCCCGTTGCAACCGAAAAATAAAAACCATCGACCATTTGAGAATAATCATTGATGTACTGCCGTACATCCTCATCAGTTGCCTTGGCCGCGAAGTAATCACGCAGGGTCATGCCGTTGTAGCAAACATCGTTTGTTGGAAACGCTGGCCCACCTGTTTCTTTTTCCATTTCAATTTCCTTTCACGCAGAGTACCTGCTTGAGTTGATGAACGACCTCATCTTGAATTACTTGTTTCATCTCAACCCTTAAAAATGTCTTTGAGCAAGTCGAACAACTGACGCGCTTGCACGACAGTCAACTTATTCACCACGCCCTCGGCTGTCCAGTTGCGAGTAAGCACGATCGACACAGGAGCCTGCGCCTCTTGCTTCGCACCAGTATCGACAGTCAACGCGGCAATGCCTGCTGATTTCTTTGTGGGCTTCTTGATAGCTTTGGCTGCTTTAGCGCTTTTGATCTTCTTGGCAAGGCTGTACGTCTTGTACTCTGTACCCACTGCATGAAAGCCACCCTGCACATCTCGCGTCATCAATCCCACGCGCAACATTTGATAGATTAACGAGTCGGTGGAGTTGGTCTTGTACCCGCGCTTGAGCAGTGCTTCCACGATGTCTTTGCCCTTCAATCCGGGATTGTCTCGAACGAACTCGAAGGTGGCGCGTGTCACGCCGTTCTTTTCTTGGAAGCGGTGGGTTTGTTTGGTGGTGATGGTTTCAGTTGTTTGCATAGTGTCTTTCGATTGGGGTTGAGGTTGGGTTGATTGAAGCGTCTTGTTGTCCTCGTCTTCCCACTGTTTGAGTGTGACGGCAAGGTTGTTTTCGAATCCGCGATTGAGTAGTGCGGTGCTCAGTGCAGTTTGTAGATCAGGCATTGCTTTCTCCTAGTTAAGGTTTGGGAAATATATCCGAATCGGCTGAGGTTGTCAACCGATGGACAAGAGAGGGGTAAGTTAGTGGTTGCTTTCGCTCCAAGCTTTTAGATTGGGGGTCGCGTTGACCCCCAAAGATTGACACCCGTCAAACGAGCGCGGGTACTTTCGATGGTTGGTACGCCCAGTTCAGATGCCAACACATGACTTCCGCAACAGTCTCGGGGTCGTTACGCACGAAGTCGTGCATGGTGGCTATGTCGTTGTCCAGACACGCCGCGATCACCTCGGCCTCGAAGTCATTTGTTGCGTTGTGTGTTGTCAACGTGGCCTCGAATGTACCCATAATGATGTTGATACAAGTTATAGGCATCTCATCGAAGTACGCCGACAACAGTTCTGCATCCGCTTGCATCAGCGCGTCACCAAGCTCGTATGCGAAAGGCGCTTCTATCTTTGATTCTTGTTTTGCAAACTCGTTGTCAGTCATAGCGTGGATGCCCTTGGTCGATGTGAACTCGGTGCCAGCACTAGACCATGAGCCGATGATCTCCTCATCCTCATCCCACATCTCGTAGCCATTGGAGAGATGACCATGCCACGCACGCTTGGTTGACTTGTAGTAGTTGGGGATGAGTTTGCTTGGCTTCCATGCGTAGGTATTGCTGAACCACATACCGTCATGCTCAACGCCTTGGTCATAGTTGACGTGGCTGATGCGCCCCTCGCCATTCATGAACACAAAGCGATTGTCGCCAATGAACTCGGCCACCATTGTCAAGAAGCCTTTGTCGTACACGATGTCGGGATACTTCACTACGGTGTCATGCAGGTAGTCCTTGATGAAGTGATACGTATCGCTACGCGCCGTGTCTGCCGCGTTACCTGTGTGCAGTACGCCGTTGTGCATCATTGCAATGAAGCCTGGCACTACGTCATAGGGATGGCAGTTGCTCAAGTCGGTGTGGCCGTGTGTAGTCCAGCGGAAGTGAATCGCCAGATCACGGTCGTCTTGCGGCATACGCTCGATCATGTTGCGTGCCTCGCCAATGTTCTTGGGTAAGAACTTGTTGGCCTTGAGACCCTTGGATGTGCCGTACATGATGCCGATACCGTCAGGGTTGGAGGAGTAGATATCCGCAAGCAAGCCGTGAGTGTCCAGCAAGGTTGAACGGATTTTGTTTGATTGACCAGAGATGATTAAACACATGATGATTTTCCTAGTTAGAAGTAGTTTGGGTTGAAAGGGGTGAGAGTGCTGTAGTAAAGCTGGCCGTTGGCGTCACGCGATACTGTGTAGGTGAGTGAACTGTGGTCAACACGAGGTGAGGGCTGGTTCAGCATTTGCATACGAATACGATTTGCTGCGGCATTAACTGCCGCGTCAAAGTGACCCCCGTTGGGCACGTTGCACATCACGCGACTCGGTAGTCACAGGCTCGGGCGCAGGGGTTACGTCTTCGCAGGTTGTGGCCGTTGCTTCCTTGACGCGCTTGCTCAAGCCATACCATTTGGCAAGGTTCGAGTACGCATTGTTGGTAGTCTTGAGCCATGCAACAAACGCTTCACCGTTCAAGTCACGCCACGATGCTGTGCGACAGAACATCACGACCGCATGAGTCCACTCGATCTGTGCAAGCAATCGTTCTTTCTTGAGCGAAGCCCTGAAGATACGAAGCTCGATAGTGTCGTAGCCACGGCGGTTGTAGTTGTCCTTGAGGCCTAGTCGGTTGCACTCGGAGCCTGTCAGGTTGTTCGTGTTAATCATGCGATAGCGTTGATCTGACTTACCCTTCAACGCCTTGCTCGGGTTGGTGAGGATGTCTTGATGCTCGGCGGCGCAATACTCACGCGCTTGGTTGTCGCGGTTTGGATGACGACCTGCGATCTGGCGCACAAAGTCTGCGTTTGACTCGGCGTTGATGAACATGAAAAACTTACCGAGCGTCAGCTTGGAGAAGCCATGCGAGTCGATGTGGATGTGCATACCGCAACGCTTGGCATCCCATGCCCGAAACCCTTGTGGCACAACCCAGTCCTTGAACTGCTCGATGTGATGAGCCAGTCGGCGCGGTGCAGTCACGATCTCTAAGCCGTCGTCAGGCAAAGAGCCGTCATACTTACACACCACATAATCCTCGCCCAAGGCAGAGCGAATCTTGGATACCGCATCGCGCTTGTAGTTGTCCTCCCCTACGCCAATCTCCAACTCGATGCCCATGAGCAAGTCGCTGTAAGGTGTTGGCGTGAACGATGTGTCTCGGTTCAGATGGTCGAGCACGTTGGTCGAGTAGTCCATGAGGGCGCTGGGATCACCATCGTCTCCGTCTTCGTCAGCCTCGTCAGAGTCACGGTCATAGGAATAATACGCATCGTGGTTGTCGCTCCAGTACGCATCGTCACGCGACCAGTACTCGTTTCTATCCTCTACGAATACAGCATCATCACGGAAGCACGCATCGCACCACGTATCGTCACGCACATCATGCGTCTCGCCTGTGTACTCCATGTGGCCGCAGTCACAAACTTTTAGGTCGGTGTACAAACCCTTATCGTCTAAGAAGTCTTTAACACGGTCAAACCAATCGGATAGACCGTTTTGCACAGTCATGTTTTCATAGTGCTCGTGTATCCAGTCGTCAAACACAGATACGTCATCGTCTGCAACGGCTTGCTTGATCGCGTTGTGACACGCGGCTGTAACAGCTTGTCTGTGCTTGTAGTCCGCCGCAGAGTAGGACATGGTGCCTTTGTAGACTGCATATGGGCGTGGTTTGTCGAGGCGCTCTCTCATCTGCCGCGTGACACGGCTTATGAATTTGTCCACAGGGCCAACGGTGTTCATGTACATACGGTCAAATAACTTGATCTTGACCCCCAAACCTTGCTCGGGGTCACTAAGCCAACGCATTTGAATGGGCGTCAGTTCGGTGACTTGCAGGTTTTCGCTAGTGATATGGCCGTAGTGGGTATGTATAAAATCTTCTGGACTTTCTTCTGTGCTTGCACTCAGCACGTGCAGGTTTTCTGGGTTGAAACGGGTAGCGCGGTTTGTGAACAGCGAGGTTCTACGGTTTGTGGTCGATGTGCTTGCGTACAAGCCTGCATAGATTTTGCGGTGGCTTTGGTCATTTCTGATTTCGATTTGCTCTGCGATGAGCACCGTGTGCGATCTCCGTTTTGGTGTATCGAAAGAATCATTGGTTTGAAAGGTTGCGAAATAAAGTTTCATTTGAATTCTCCTAGTTGATGAAAAACATTTGGGGTCAGCTTGACCCCTAAAAACGTCAGTAAGGGACTGACACCCGTCACTTTGTGATCTCCTCTCTTTCTTTTGGGTTACACGATTTGCATTGGTGGTCGTAGGTCTGCTCGTACTCCTGCGCTTCTTTATGCGTGTCGAACATATGTTCTTCTCCGCACTCGAAACATGGGTAGCACCACGTTGGTTCTGAGCCTTCGCTACCAATGAAGATACACGCGCTCCATCCTTCGTCATACACATACACATTGCCCGAGTTAGGGTTGATACCTGCGTCTGTGTACCTAGTGGTGGTCAAGCCTTCGGCCTCTAGCTTGGTGATGCACTTGATGAGGCGGCGCAGTTCGCGCCCGTGAAATTTCTCAAAGAAGTTTTCCATTTAGTTCTCCTTTCTGTTAGTTTTCACAACCACCGTCTCGCCTGTGCGTGTTTGGTATCCCAGCGCGTAGTCGTTGGCTATGCGGTACTTGTTAGTCACCAGCAACAACTCACCGTCTTGCGTGTACACGCGGTACTCAAACCCTTCAATGGGTTGGTTGGTACTCGTTTCTTGACTCATACAATTCCCTTTCGGCCAGCTAGTACAGGCAGGGAGCGCGGCGCGGCTAAACCATGCGCTCCCCGATTCGGGGTCACGTTGACCCCTAAAAATTGACATCCGTTAAAGGCGTTCCAGAATGGTTGGCGTTTGCGCGAACTCCTCGCGTGTCAGGTAGTACCCACTCCATGTTGGCGGCAAGGCTTCGCCTTCCTCGGCGTCACGTACCCACAACAACACCTGCCTCATCTTGGCAATAGAGTCTTCGTGCTTGGCTATGCGCTTGCGTATGGCGGCGCTCTTGTCTTCCATCTTCATCATGCGGATAGCGAGCAGGTCGTGCTCGGCTTTAGCCAACTCTAGTTCTGTGCGTTTTTGTAGCTTGTTGCGTTTGTCGCGCCAGCCCTCACCCTTGGGTATCGTGCGCTCGAAGGGCGTCTTGCGTTTGGCGTATTGCTTGTACGGTATGGCATCGAACAACGCACGCACCTCGGCCTTGTCGCTCTCGGATACCCAATCGACCCAGTGGTGGCCTTTGTTGGGAATAGGAATTCCCTTGCGCTCTAGCTTTTCTCGTAGCTTGGAAGGCACAACGCCATGCTTGCGCCGCGCAAGAGTCAGCACCCCGAGCAGTTCGCGCAGTACTTCGGCGTACCTATCCAATGCTTCTTGGCGTGGGATATCTTCGGTGTTCGTGCAACGCATACGCTCGACAATGCGTAGTTCATGCTTGGCGGGGTCAATGATTGGCGCCCACAATAGGTCGTGTTGTATCCGCGTGATGCGCTCGGTTCGCAGTTTGCGTTGTTGTTCGGCCACAGTTTTCATGATGGTTTCAATCACGAGGGGTGGTTTCTTTTGTCGGGTCAGGTGGGTGAGCAATTCGTTTTGCGTCATACCCATATATTGCCTGTGCTTGTAGTACATCAGATATCTCCTGTTAAAAAACAATGTCGGGCAAGTATAGCAGGTATTGGGGCTGGATACCGCAAAGTAGACAACACTTCGGACACGCCAAAATCCGCATGGTTGCTAGGTTTCTTGCAAAAAGTGTCCAACTTTATATCGTTTAAAAACAATACTAATGGGTTTAAAGGTTAAGCCAAGGTTAGCCAAAGACAAAGGACAACAAACAAATAAACACTTGTCTATATATATGAATATACTTTAATAGATATTATATTAGGACACGCTTTAACCTAGAGCCAATGCCCATGCGGGTTGCCGCGTGTCCGAAGTGTTGTCCAATGTGCGATATCCACTCCTACCTTGATTTTTAGGGATATCGCACCTTTTGGGGTCAGGTTGACCCCCAATTAGCACAGCTTCATTTGAATGGGAGCTTGCATCTTCTCTAGCCATGCTTCGAAGGCGGCTTCACCACTCAAGCATAGGCCGCGTGAACTGTTCTTGCGATAGACGTTGACAAGAAAGAAGTCGGGTTGTGCTTTGCCTTTGGGGTAGTAGTACATGACGTTGTATTCGCCGTGGATAGGGAAGGTGAACGTGCCCATGTGTTCGATTGTGGGTTGTGTTGTATTGCGCATGATGAGTCCTTAGAATTCGTTGATTAAGAGGGTGAGAACCGAGCCGAGGAGGAATGGGCAACCAATGGTGAGAGTGAGCCAAAGGTAGCCGCCCTCGTATTGAGCAAGGCCAGAGACGCCAACAGCCAAGCCGAATAGAAGTGTTGTTATTGCCAGCGAATAGGCCAGCGCGAGTTTGGAAGTCATGGGATACCTTTCAGGTCGTGCGTTTGGGGTTAAGTTGAGAGAGCATGGCAAGGTCAGTCACCATGATGTAGTTTGATTTGTTCAGGGGAACAACAGTGTGGCGGCGTTGTTGCGCGTGGGTTTCGCCGCAGGATAGGCAGAGTTTGAAGCCCAACGCCCAGCGTTGTGGGCGCACGGCATCGCCGCATTTTGTGCAGTGGTGCATGGTTTACCTTTGTGCTTGACACGTTTTGGAACAGCGGCGCGGCCTCACATTCCCGCGCCGCCACGTTTTCGGGGTCAGCGTGACCCCCAATCATTCAAACGACACCGAAGCCTTCAACGCCACGATAAAGGCATTGAATTCGGCCTTGGTCAAGCCTGCCGCGATAACTTCTTTGGTCACGCTAGACACCAATGCCTTGGGCGCGACAACCTTGCGTGATTGCGTGGGTGCTTTACCTTGGGGGCGGTTAGGGTGCAACTTGAGCAAACGCGTCATTTTTTGCTCAGGCGCGGATTCCTTGGTGAATGTGAGGTAGTCGCCTTGCTTGGACTTATGGGCTTTTACGGTGTAATGCTTTTCACAAACGGCCACGACAATGGCGCGGTATTCGTCAAACGTGATTCGCGCCGCCTCTGCCGCAATTTGGTCAACGGTGAGTTGTTGCTTGTCATCTGTTTTGAGCAGAGTGGTGATGAGAGTATTGAGAGTAGTCATGATGTGTACCTTTAAAAGATTCGGGGTCAACGTGACCCCATAACGAACCAGAACCATTCCGATTCGTTACACTCATTATAGCATGAGGGGTAGAACTAAGGGCTACTTGGCGGCGTGGTAGCGGCGTAATCTTGGAACCAAAGACCCCACCGTACCCCCAGAACCCCCTTTTTGACCATGCCGACCATGAAACCATGAACACTGTTCCGTAACCACTTTGTAGATTTTTATAACTTTTTGTCTAATGACCCTACCCACAAACTTTTTATAAAAAATCCAAACATCTCTTGTCAAACGGTGTACACTATGTTTGTTGGTGGGGGTGCTCTAGCGAAGCACAACCTGACAAGGGTAGGCAACTGGGTGCAAATCCCAGACACCAACAACCAAGACGCATGAGGATTGGCTCCGAGAGTGCCGGAGCATAGAAGGGCAGTGCCCCCTACCAGTCCTCAGTCGTGTTGGTTGTGATAACCCGCCCCCGGCAGCGCGATTAAGTTCCGCGTGTGGCCACACCGCATAGTGAGTCGGGCCCAACCAACAACTTTTAAGTATCCAACACGCCAAAATAAGTTTACAATCCGCAACATCATGAAAACCCCAATCCAACCGGAACCCAAGATCTCTGTGCGTAGCGCAGTGGTAGCGTTCTCGTTTTGGAAACGAGGGGTCGCTGGTTCGAATCCAGCCGCACAGACCAATTTTCGATACTGATCATCCCTGCAACGGGGATGCGGCGCAGATGGTGAGGCGCGGCAGACTGTAAATCTGTTACTTCGGTTTAGTAGGTTCGATCCCAGTCATGCCAGCCAATAAAAAAGCCCCCGATATTTCTACCGGGGGCGTCAAGGGTTTTACCCCAACTAGGAGACAAGCAATGGATTGCGCCACTGCAAAAGTGAGTGTACACTTGCGCCAACGGGAATGCAACCCGCAAGGACCAAATGCTAGAACACCTGATTGACTTCATCCCACCTGTGGCTGCGCACGCGGCGCGGGGCACCATGCCTTTGGATAGGGCAGAGCCGGATGAAACGCTCAACGCACAAGTCAAGACAACCGAGTGGCTCGAACGCCTAGGCATCGTGGACGACAACGCCACGCTCAAAGAAGCCGACGCCAACGCCGCCCGGAAAGTGTTCAGTGTGCTGGCCGGTACCGCGCCGGCAGCAGAAGCCAAAACCCAACTCACCCAACTCAAGACGCCAGAGGCTGTACGCCATCTGGTCACAATGCTGTCCGCCTACGACTGGGAGTTCGTGGAGATGGCCAAAGAGTTGCGCGGCATGGCCGTGGCCAAAATCTTGGAAGAGACCAATCACCCCGACGCACGCATCCGCTTGAAGGCGCTTGACATGCTGGGCAAGGTCACGGAGGTGGGGCTGTTCACCGAACGCATCGAGGTCAAGAAGACCGAGTTGCCCGACGCCGAGATCGACAAGAAGATCAAAGACAAGCTGGCCAAGTTCATGGGCGTCATCGACGCCAATGTGACCGATGTTAGTGAGCGCTCACCAACAACCGTAGACCATGAAACTCAACGACCTGAATCTGACTGAGGTCGAGATCAAGACCCTCCAGTTCGCGCTGCCCAAAATGTCGGGCGCGGAGAAGCTTGAGTTGTTGGAAATGCTGGAAGAGCGTGAGCGTCGCATGTCTCTGTCAAACGCTAGACTTGGCATGTTGGACTTTGCTAAACATGTGTACCCGGGATTTAAAATTGGGCCGCACCATAAGAAATTAGCAGGCATATTTACCGACGTGATCGAGGGGCGCAAGAAGCGCGTCATCATCAACATCGCGCCACGGATGGGCAAGTCCGAGTTCAGCTCCTACCTGTTCCCTGCTTATTTTTTAGGCAAGTACCCAGAGAAGAAGATCATCATGGGCACGCACACTGCGGGTCTGTCCGAAGACTTTGGGCGGCGCATCCGCAACTTGATCGACTCAGATGAGTACCGCGAACTGTTCCCCAAGACGTTGGTGGCCGATGACCAAAAGGCGGCTGGCAAGTGGAGCACCGCTGCTGGTGGCCAGTACTACGCTGCGGGTGTGGGCGGCGCTCTTGCTGGGCGTGGTGCGGATTTGTTCGTTATTGACGATCCTCATTCTGAGCAGGACGTGAAGATCAACAGCCGCTTGGCCTTTGATACCGCGTGGAACTGGTTCCAAACTGGGCCGTTGCAGCGTTTGATGCCTAACGGGGCGATCATTGTCATCATGACGCGCTGGAGTTTGATCGACCTCACTGGCCGACTCATTGACTACCAAACGCGCAACCCCGACGCTGACCAGTGGGAGATCGTGGAGCTGCCGGCCATCCTTGAGTCCGAAGACCCAGAGACGGGCGAGACCGTTGAGAAGTCACTCTGGCCAGAACAGTGGCCGCTGGAGCAGTTGAAGGCCAAACGCGCCAACTTGGATCCCAAGTTCTGGAACGCCCAGTACATGCAACAGCCCACCTCCGACGCGGCGGCGATCATCTCAAGAAAGAGCTGGCGCATCTGGCCACAAGACGACCCACCCCGCTGCGACTACATCATCCAGTCATGGGACACGGCGTTCGAGACAAAGACCAGCGCCGACTATTCCGCCTGCACAACGTGGGGCGTCTGGTACAACGAGGAAGAAAACAACAAGGCGCAGATCATCTTGCTCGACGCCTTCAAAGCACGCATGGCCTTCCCCGAGCTAAAGCAGACCGCGCTCAAACACTACAAGCAGTGGCAACCCGATGCGTTCATCGTGGAAAAGAAGGCCGCTGGCGCTCCACTAATACAAGAGCTGCGCAACATGGGCATCCCCGTGGACGAGACCAACCCTAGTCGTGGCAATGACAAGGTGGTACGATTGAATGCAGTCTCGGACTTGTTCGCCTCGGGCATGGTCTGGGCACCAGACACACGCTGGGCACGCGAGGTGATTGAAGAGGTGGCGTCATTCCCCAACGGAGAAAACGACGACTACGTGGATACCACATCGCAGGCATTGATGCGTTTTCGCCAAGGTGGGTTCATTGCGCTGGACTCTGACGAGAAGGACGAACCTCTTTACTTCCGTCGCAAAGCAGCGTATTACTAAGAAAGATTTAAGATCATGGCAATCGACAAAGGCTTATACCAAGCGCCGCTCGCGCTCTTACTATTAACAGGAATTCAAAATGGCTGACATGGATTACGCACCATTTGAAGACATGGAAAATGTTGACTCAATGTTCAAAACATCGCGCGGGTCGACATATGCACATTTGGATGATGGCACAACCATTCGTAATCGCAGCGGCGCAAACCATTCAGATACAACCACCGGAATTCAGCCGTCATCTACAAAAACTTTGTACATGGATCCAAAAGCAACTAACGCTGTTGGTTCTTGGATTCAAGATGAAAACACAGCTACTCGTCTAATTCCAGAAATGGACAATGGAAAATTTACAGGCAATGCGCTTGTACAAATGGCGGAAGATCATGTAATCCCGCCATCAAAATGGGTTCCAGAAGGAAAAGTTTACAAAGCTGGAGATACGGTTTCCCGTGTTCCAGTATCTTTAAAACCGGCGGTTGGTTTGCATCCGGTTGAAATTTACGGCAGCTCTGAAAGCCCAAAAGGCAGCAAAGCGCGTAACATCCACTTTGGAAATCAGATTACAGAAGTAATTCCAAAGGGCGGCGTCGGATCGGTAAGTAGCGACAACATGCCAATTCTTAATCCACTGTCCAATCCAATGATGGACCCCATCAGAAAAATGCAAGCTCAGTTGCAAGGTTACGCCAAACATGCAAAAGGCGGGATGATTGACAAGCCCTTGCAGGGCGGAAGCAAAACAATTTAAGGAATAAACATGGCAATCGACAAAGGCTTATACCAAGCTCCGCAGGGCATCGAAGACTTGGCTCAAAATGAAGAACCCATCGAGATCGAGATCATCGACCCCGAAGAAGTGGACATCCACGCAGGCGACACGGACATCTCCATCAAGCCCGGCGGCGAAGATGATTTCAGCCGCAACTTGGCCGAAGAGATGGACGAGGGCTATTTGTTGTCCTTGGCCGGCGATCTGGTGGAAGACATTGAAGGCGATCGCGCATCCCGCAAAGACTGGGAGAAAGCCTACGTTGAGGGCATCAAGCTCTTAGGCCTCCAGTACGAAGAGCGCACAGAACCTTGGAACGGCGCGTGTGGGGTCTTCCACCCCATGATTACCGAGGCCGTGGTGCGCTTCCAGTCAGAGATGATTACGGAGACGTTCCCAGCCCAAGGCCCAGTGCGCACCAAGATCATCGGCAAAGAAACGCCTGACATTAAGGAAGCCGCCACTCGCGTCGAAGAAGACATGAACTATGAGTTGACCGAAGTGATGACCGAGTTCCGCTCGGAGCACGAGCGCATGTTGTGGAGCTTGCCCGGCTCGGGCTCGGCGTTCAAGAAGGTCTACGAAGACGGCAGCTTGGGACGTCAGGTCTCCATGTTCGTGCCGGCGGAAGATGTGCTGCTGCCTTATGGCACCACCGACTTGGACACTTGCTACCGCATGACCCACACCATGCGCAAGACCAAGAATGAAATCTTGAAGATGCAGCACGCTGGGTTCTACAAAGACGTGGAGCTGGGCGACCCAGACAAAACCCAGACCGACATTCAAAAAGCCAAGGACAAAGAAACCGGGTTCAGCGCCAACGACGACGCACGCTATACACTCTACGAGTGCTTGGTGGACTTGGACTTGGAAGGGTTTGAGGACACCGATGGTGACGGCAACGAAACTGGCATCGCATTGCCATACGTAGTTACCCTAATCAAAGGCACCAATCAAGTTCTGTCAATTCGCCGCAACTGGAAAGAAGATGATGAACACCGCCTCAAACGACAATACTTCGTCCACTACCAATATATCCCCGGCTTCGGAGCCTACGGCTTTGGACTCTTCCACCTCATCGGCGGCTTTGCCAAGTCAGCCACAAGCATCATGCGCCAGTTGGTGGATGCGGGAACACTATCGAACCTACCCGGGGGCCTCAAGTCTCGTGGACTTCGCATTAAGGGTGATGACACACCGATAGCTCCCGGCGAGTGGCGCGATGTGGACGTGGGTTCGGGCGCGATGCGCGACAGCATCTTGCCGCTGCCCTACAAGGAACCCTCGGCGGTGCTAGCAGGTCTGTTGGACAAGATCGTTGACGAAGGCCGTCGTTTTGCCGCAACAGCGGACATGCAGATCAGCGACATGTCTAGCCAAGCGCCGGTGGGCACAACCCTCGCGCTGCTGGAGCGCCAGTTGAAAGTGATGACCGCCATTCAAGCGCGGATGCACCACACCTTCAAGAAAGAGTTGAAGCTGCTCGCAGAGATCATCCGCGACAACAGCCCAGAAGACTACGACTACGACCCCGAGTACGGCGACAAGTCAGCCAAGAAGTCGGACTACTCCAAGGTTGACATCATCCCCGTGAGCGACCCCAACGCCGCGACCATGAGTCAGCGCGTGGTGCAGTACCAAGCCGTCATCCAAATGGCACAGATGGCTCCCGACATCTACGACTTGCCGCACCTACATCGCTCCATGCTGGAGGTGTTGGGCATCAAGAACGCCGAGAAGCTTGTGCCGCTCGAAGAGGACATGAAGCCTCAAGACCCTGTGACAGAGAACATGTCCGTGCTGAAATGCTCGCCGGTCAAAGCGTTCCTGTTCCAAGACCACAAGTCGCACATCGCCACCCACATGGCGTTCGTCCAAGACCCCATGATCCAGCAGTTGGTTGGCCAAAACCCCAAGGCGCAGCAGATGATGGGCGAGATGATGGCGCACATCGCGGAGCACACCGGCTACCAGTACCGCCAGCAGATCGAGCAACAGCTCGGAATGCCCCTGCCTCCCGAAGACGAGAAGTTGCCCCCAGAGATGGAAGTGGCGCTGTCGGGCATGATGGCGCAAGCGGCCAACCAGTTGCTGCAACAAAACCAAGCTCAGGCCGCACAAGCCCAAGCCCAGCAACAAGCCCAAGACCCTGTGTTGCAGATGCAGCAGCAAGAGCTGCAAATCAAACAAGGCGAACTCCAGCTCAAACAGCAAAAGCTGCAAATGGAGATGGCCGAGAAAGAAAAGCGTTTGCAAGTGGACTCCTCCTACAAGGCCGACCAGTTGCACCTGCAAGAGAAGAAGATTCAAATCGACGCTGCCGAAAAAGCAGACAAGATGCACATCGCCCAGCAAGGCCAAAACCCACAACTAGACGCCATGCGCAACGCGCACGATCTAGCTTTTGAACAACAACGTGCCCAACATGAACTGGCGGGTGCGCACGCGAAGAACCAAATGGCCGCGCAGCTCCACGCCCAAGACGTGATGCACGCCCAGCAAACCCACCAACAAAAGCTTGACCATGCCAAAGAAGTTGCGGCGATGAAGGCCGAGTTGATGCGCAAACAGGCTGAACAAGCCACACAAAAACCCAAACAGGAGAATGAATGATCCAAGAATTCGCTCGCGTATTGCGCGAAGAAATACGCAAAGACATGAATAACTACACAGATGACATGGCAAATGGCATCTGCAAATCGTACGACCAGTACCAAAAACTCTGTGGTGTGATCCAAGGTCTTGGCATCGCAGAAGCTTACATCATCGACCTTGCACTAAAAGTGGAGAAAGCAAATGACAAGTGAATCAGGAATCATCCTGCCGCCCGGCCTGACGTTGCCCAAACAAATCCAACCAATGGATGCGCCAAAGGACGACGAGACAGACGAACAAAAAGCCTCGGTTTTGCCGACCCCCGCTGGTCACAAAATCTTGTGCATGGTTCCGGATGTCAGCGAAAAAATCGAAGGCTCGGAGCTGTACCGTCCAACGGAGTACATGAAGCAGGAAGAGCAAGCGACAACCATCTTGTTTGTGTTGAAGCTGGGCAATGCGGCCTATCTTGACAAAGAGCGTTTCCCCACAGGACCTTGGTGCAAGGCCGGTGATTTTGTGATGGTTCGTACTTATTCAGGTACGCGAGTGAAGATTTTTGGCAAAGAGTTCCGCGTGATTAATGACGATCAGGTGGATTGTGTGGTAGACGACCCGCGTGGCATTACACGCGCATAAGGAGTGAAAAATGGCAGGATATAAATTCCCTGACGAGGTGGGCACCACCGCGCCAGAAGAAGAGATCGAAGTCACCATGCCCGGTGACACCGACGTTGAAGTGGAGGCTGTAGACGATACGCCCCCGCAAGACCGTGGCCGCAAGCCATTGGACAAAGAAGTGGTTGACCCCACCGATGACGAAATCAATTCGTACTCGGACAAAGTGCAGAGTCGCATCAAGGACTTGACGCACGCACGCCACGACGAACGTCGCGCCAAAGAAGCCCTTGCGCGTGAGAAACAAGAGCTTGAAAACTTCACTCGCCAGTTGATTGAAGAGAACAAAAAGCTCAAGACCCACGTCAACACAGGCGCGGAAACGGTGGGCAAGATGGCCACTACTGCTGCCGAGCAAAAGATGCTTATGGCACGCAAGGCACTCAAAGAAGCCACCGAAGCGTTTGACACGGATGCGATTATTGCGGCTCAAGAAGCCCTGATGGAAGCACGCCTTGAAGTGGAACAAGCGAAAAATTTTCGCCCAGCCCCTTTACAAGAAGAAAATTTTGATGTACAAACGCGTTATACAGAACCCCAAAAGGTTCAACCGGACGAAAAAACGCTGCGCTGGCAGGCAAAAAACCAGTGGTTCGGTTCTAACGGGTTTGAAGAAGTAACCAGCTTTGCACTAGGGCTGCATCAAAAATTAGTGAACTCAGGAATGGACCCCCGTTCCGACGAGTATTTCGAGCAAATTGACGCTCGCGTGAAATCGAAGTTTCCCGAAGTTTTTGGGGGCGACGATGGTAAGTCAAGGTCTACTGTCGAGACTCCGAGAAAACCGGCGTCCGTTGTTGCACCAGCGACAAGGACTTCTGGAGCGAAGAAAGTCCAACTCACGCATACGCAAATCGCGCTTGCAAAACGCTTTGGATTGACCCCGCAGCAATACGCTGCTCAAGTAGCTAAATTGGAGAATTGAAATGACCACGACAAACCGCACACCTCGTGATTTAGTGTCACGCGAAAAATCAGCTCGGGCAGTCTATGTGCCGCCCTCAAACTTGCCTGATCCGACACCTAAGCCGGGTTATGTCTATCGCTGGATTGCCACCCATGTGATGGGACAGCACCAGCAACGCAACATCTCAATGAAGATGGGCGAAGGTTGGGTGCCAGTGAAGGCAGTTGACCATCCGGAGTTGATGCTTGTGGGAGATGCGTCAGGAAACGTTGAAATCGGCGGTTTGATGCTTTGCATAGCTGCAAAGGAAAAAATCGAAGCTCGCAACGAGTACTACGCCAACCAAGCTCAAAACCAGATGGAATCAGTGGACAACCACTTCATGAGAAATAGTGACCCACGCATGGCGACGTTGTTTGCAGAGAAAAAATCTTCAACGACTCGCGGTGTTGGGTTTGGTTCAGGTTCAAAGTAACAAGGAGTCCTTAAATGGCATACCCTACAGTTAGCAGCACCTATGGCTTCAAGCCCCTCCAGCGTCTGGATGGCCTGCCATATGCCGGAGCGATCCGTCAAATCCCCGTGGCCGCAGGCTACGCTACTGCAATCTTGAACGGTGACACCGTGAAAGAAAGCGGCGGCTACCTCGTGGCAGCTTCTACAACCAACTCTGGTGACATTGTCGGTGTCGTCGTTGGTTGCCAATACGTGAACTCGTTGGGTCAGACTGTCGAAGGTCAATACTACCCCGCAGCCGCGTCCACCACTACTGCATTGGCCTACGCCTATGTTGTGGATGATCCCAACGCCGTGTTCAAAGTCGTGGCTACTACTGCTGGTTCTACCACTCCTGCCGCTTACGCTCGCAGCATCGTGGGCAAGAACGTGGCTTTGGTTGCAAACGTCGGTAGCACCACTACTGGTGATTCTGCCTATGGTATTGACGGCTCGTCCGCCACAACCACCAACACCCTGCCTATTCGCGTGATCGACGTTATTGTTGATACCGCAACTGGCGTCCGCACTGCAACAGCCACGACCTACTACGAGTTTGTCGTCAAGCTGAACACAGCTCAATACAACGACCAAACTGGTGCCTAAGGAGTAAATCATGGCTGTTTCACGCGCACAACTGTTAAAAGAATTGCTCCCCGGCCTGAACGCATTGTTCGGTTTGGAATATGCTCGCTACGGCGAAGAGCACAAAGAAATCTACGAAACCGAAACTTCGGAACGTAGCTTCGAAGAAGAAACCAAACTGTCTGGTTTCTCTGCTGCACCAGTCAAAAACGAGGGTTCTGCCATCGCGTATGACAACGCTCAAGAAGCATGGACCGCACGCTACAACCACGAAACCATCGCTTTGGGTTTCTCGATTACCGAAGAGGCAATCGAAGACAACTTGTACGACAGCTTGTCTGCTCGCTACACCAAAGGCTTGGCTCGCGCAATGGCGTACACCAAACAAGTCAAGGCAGCTTCTGTTTTGAACAACGGCTTTAGCTCCAGCTACGTTGGTGGCGATGGCGTGCAATTGTTCTCTACAGCACACCCCTTGGTCTCCGGCGGTACCAACAGCAATACGCCTGCAACTCAAGCCGACTTGAACGAGACTTCTTTGGAAGCCGCCGTTATTCAAATCGCTGCTTGGACAGACGAACGCGGTCTTTTGATCGCTGCCAAACCCAAGAAATTGGTTGTTCCTCCATCATTGATGTTCGTTGCAACTCGATTGCTCGAAACAGAATTGCGTGTTGGTACAAACAACAACGACATTAACGCGATCAAGAACAACGGTGCCATCCCAGAAGGCTACACCGTTAACCACTTCTTGACCGACGTCAATGCTTGGTTCTTGATTACCGACGTTCCTAACGGTTTGAAACACTTCGAGCGTATCGCCCTCCAAAATTCCATGGATGGGGATTTTGATACAGGTAACGTGCGTTACAAATCCCGCGAGCGTTATTCGTTCGGCTACAGCGATCCATTAGGTGTTTGGGGTTCTTCTGGCTCGTTCTAATAAACTAAAAAGTTTATTAAAGTTAGGGGCTTCGGCTCCTTTCTTTTATGCTAAAATTTCCTGTGTCAAAACAGGAGAAACAAATGGACACCACAAACTTACCCAAGTCCCGCGAGGAAGCAAAGCAAACCGGCAGCAAATACTATTTCACCGGTCAGCCCTGCAAACACGGCCACATCGCCCCACGCAAAACCAAAGGCTCATGCCTTGACTGCCTCAAGGCCGAGTGGACAAAAGGGAACGAAACCCGCGCCGACTACTTCAGGCAATATAACCAGTCGGATGCTGGACAAAAAGCAAAAAAAGAATACTACGCACGTAACAAAGAAGAAATTATTGCTAGGGCACAGACCCGTCCTGATGCGGCAAAAACAGCGTACAAACAAGAATACAAAACCCGTAATCCCGATTTGTACAAAGAGTTGGTCAGTTTACGCCGACGCCGTTTTCGCCAAGCCACGCCGAAGTGGTTGACCACTGAACAAAAGCTTGAAATTCGTTTGCAATATCGTTTGGCTATTGAGTTGAGCCGCACCACTAAACAGCGCTATGCAGTTGACCACATTATCCCAATCCAAGGGGAAGAAGTTTGTGGCCTCCATGTGCCGTGGAACCTGCGCGTCATCACGCAAGAAGAGAACTTGAAGAAGTCCAACAAGCTTATTGACACCTCATCGAAATGATGTATAGTCACCATACGTCTGGGATTCTTCACCTGTACCACCACTGACCCAGCAGACGATGCAACGATCGGTACAGGGACTTTTGCATAAGGACTTTTAGTCATGGCACGTTCTACTTTTGCAGGCCCAATTCTTTCGGGCGACTCGCGTTTTGGCCCCATTCGCAACGTCGGCTACACCGACCTCGTTCAAGACTGCTCCATTGTTTTGACAAACCTTACCGCAGCCACTGCGGGTTACTCTGGCGGTTCTGGCCAGTTTGTCAACGGCAACTTGATCCCCAACGTCAACGGCACTGTCTACACACGCAGCGCTACTGCTTACCCTCCTACCGCAGCAGTTATCACGGCTGATGCAGGTACAGGCGGTTCTGGTACTTTGTATCGCGGCATCGTGTTTTACATGCCCACCAGCGCCAACATCAACGATTTCTTGATCGACACCAACGTGGTGATTACCGCTACTGGCGGTACATTGGGCACTGTGACTGCAAGCATCGGCAACGCATTCAACGACACCACCTACGGCAGCATCACCACCGTGAACGCTGCAACCGGTCGCAACACCATCACTCAAAACGGCGCTCAGTTGTTGGCTACAAACGCCACAACTTTTGACTTCACCAACCCTACCGGTGTGGTTGAACCTGCTGGTTTCTCGCAAGTCGTTGTGACCTTCACTATCCCCTACACTGGCGGTTCAGGTACCGTATTGCCAACCATTACTGCCGGCACTCTAACTGCCGCAGTGCGCTACACCCAAGCTGACTACAACATCGGCACCACTACCGCGTACCCATACGGTAACTTCGACTAATTGAGCGGGGGCTTCGGCCCCCTTCTTTGGCTTTAGGAGATACCTATGACAATGCAATATGACGTAAAGGGTTCGCATTCCAGCGGCTCTGGCCTAATGGTTTCTGGCCGCGTTCGTCTGAAAAACTTGATCTATTGTGGAAACGGTACAGCCGGTTCTATCGATGTCTTTGACACAACGAGCGCCCCTGTGACTGCGACCTATGGTCGTAGCGGCACCACAGTCACCGTGGCCAAAACAGGCCATGGCTTGACTACAGGTCAAAACGCGGGCATCACTTACTCGCCAGCTTCGAGTGTTGCTGCGGTTGCCGGCAACTACGCCATCACTGTTGTAGATGCAAACACATTCACAATCAACGATCTGAATTCAGGAACGATTGCAACTGGCACGGCCTGCATTTACACGACAGACAAGTGGTTGACCAGCTACAACACCGGCACGGCGCTTCAGCCTTTCCAAACCATTTTCTCTGGCGAAGGCATTTTGGCGTTCAACGGCGTCTATGTTGTTGTGACCAACATCACTTTCCAGACAATTCAGTATGGCTGATACCAAGCAAGTTGAGCTAGCGGGGCGCAAGGTTTTTATTGCGATCCCCACGTATGACGGGAAGCTGAACATCCGAACAGCTTTCAGTCTGGCTTCGCTCATGCCTCTTGCGCACAAACACGGGGTCAGCATCGATTTGAGCTACATGGCCGGCTGCTCCATCATCCCGATGGCACGCAACTCTTTGGTCAACGAATTCATGAAGTCCGACTGCACCGAGATGCTGTTCCTTGACTCCGATGTGGTAGTCATGCCCGACGACGTGATGCGCTTGCTGGCGCAGAGTAGCGACAAAGACGTTGCTGCCGGCCTGTACCCACGCCGCGCCTCGGACAAATTTTTCTTCCTTGACATCCCCCGCGACGACAACGGCGACATGATCTTTGACGGATCCATGCTCAAGGTCAACCGTGTGGGCACAGGGTTCATGCTCATCAAGCGCTACGTGATCGAGAAGCTCATTGCTGACCATCCCGAGTGGGAGTACGAGACCCGCGAGAATGAAACTGCATTTGCGGTGTTTGACTTTGCCTTGCGCGACAAGAAGTACACCGGCGAGGACTACCTGTTCTGCGATCGCGCACGCGAGGCAGGATTTGAGTGCTGGGTGGATGCTGAGATTAGCCTGCCCCACATCGGCCAAGAAGAGTTCAAACGCGACTTTGTTGAAGACGTTATCAAGCCTATGCTTGAAGAACAACGTCAGGCAAAATTGAAGGCGGCATAACATGGCAAAGACACTAGCATGGCAACGCAAAGAAGGCAAGAATCCCAATGGCGGCTTGAACGCCAAAGGGCGGGCGTCCGCAAAGAAGGCGGGGATGAACTTAAAAGCACCTCAGCCCGAAGGCGGCAAACGCAAGGATTCTTTCTGTGCGCGGATGGAAGGGATGAAGAAGAAATTGACTTCGACCAAGACCGCCAGAGACCCAGACAGCCGGATTAACAAAAGCCTTCGGGCGTGGAAGTGCTGACATGGAAATTCCCATCTGGAACATTTTGCTGACCACCTTCATTGGTTTGCTGGCGTGGAACTTGAAAGAAAAGTCCACCGAACTCAACCGTGTGACGATTCTTTTGAACCGCACGCGAGAAGAAATTGCACGCGACAACGTGACGCAGGCCGAAATGGACAAATTTCTTTTGCACATGGACTCACGTTTCGATAAACTCAACGACAAGCTGGATGCTTACATGAGGGAGCAAAGAAGTGCCCTCAACTAGCAAAAAGCAACACAATTTCATGGAGGCCGTGGCGCACAACGCCGCGTTCGCCAAGAAAGCCGGAGTCCCTCAGTCTGTGGGACAAGATTTCAGCAAGGCCGACAAAGGCCGCAAATTTTCTACAGGAGGCCTCATGGCTAAAGGAAGTACAACAGGTACCACTGGTACTAGCGAAAAAAAGGGTTTGACAACCGAAAAAATGGCCAAGGTGCGCACTGCTGCTCCTAGCCGTGATGGTTTGGCCGAGCGCGGTAAGACCAAAGGTCGCGTCATCAAAATGGCTGGCAACGATATCGGCACTGGCCCCGCGATGAAACGCGGCGGTATGGCCAAAAAAATGAAATAAGGAGTTTCAAATGAAAAACGATTTTCCTTACATGAACGAAGACAAGTTTCCTGCGCACGAAATGCACCACAAGGCCGTGGAAAAACACTCTGCCGGCGGTCACATGCACCACAGCGAAATGTTCAAAAAGCACGGCGCTGGCCATCAGTACGAACAGGAAAAAGTCAAAGCCATGTGCGGTGGCGGGATGACTCGCAAATGATGCCCAGTCGCGGTATGGGGGCGGTTGCCTCCTCAAAGATGCCAAGCGGTACGCGCAAAGCACGCCGCGACGACACCGACTTCACCGAGTACAAAAAGGGCGGCAAAGTCGGTCTTTATGCGAACATCAACGCCAAGCGCAAGCGTGGTGAGAAAATGCGCAAACCCGGTGCTAAGGGTGCTCCAACGGAGCAGGCATTCATTGATTCCGCAAAAACTGCGAAGAAATAATCATGGCAACAGTAACTTCCGGCTCAACATCGTTCAATCTGCAACTCACCGACTTGGTTGAGGAGGCGTTTGAACGCGCCGGAAGCGAATTGCGCACTGGCTACGACCTGCGCACAGCCCGTCGTTCCCTAAACTTACTGTTTGCTGACTGGGCAAACCGTGGCGTCAACATGTGGACGATTGACCAAGGCGAAATTACCTTGGTTCCGGGTCAAAATACCTACGCGCTGCCCAATGACACCGTAGATTTGCTAGAACATGTTATCCGCACGGGGGCAAATGTGGCTTCCACACAAGCGGATTTGACAATCACGCGCATCAGCGTGTCAACCTACGCGACTTTGCCCAACAAATTGCAGCAAGCGCGTCCAATTCAGGTGTGGGTACAGCGTTTGGATGGCCAAACATCGTCTTCCAGCACCACTTTGACGGCGGCAATCAGCGCCACGGCCACCACAATCCCCGTTGGCTCCACTGTGGGAATGCCCTACGCAGGTTTTGTGCAAATTGATAACGAAACCATCAATTACGGCTACACCGACGGCACAAATCTGTACAACTGTTTCCGTGGGCAAAACAACACAACCGCCGCTGCGCACAATAGTGGCGCTGCCGTGTCAATACAGTACTTGCCTGCCGTCACAGTGTGGCCAACCCCAGACAATTCGCAGCAATACCAGTTTGTGTACTGGCGGCTGCGCCGCACGCAGGATGCCGGCAACGGTGTCAACGTGATGGACGTGCCATTTCGCTTTATTCCTTGCATGGCCGCAGGGCTGGCCTACTACATTGCGCTCAAAGTGCCCGGCGGTATGGAGCGATTGGGTGTTTTGAAGCAGCAGTACGACGAAGCGTGGATGACGGCAGCAGACGAAGATCAAGAACGCGCCGCGTTGCGTCTCGTGCCTAGACAAATGTTCATCGGGGGCACCTGATGGGTAATCGGTTTGCATCCGGCAAGAATTCGATTGCGGAGTGCGATCGCTGTGGTTTTCGCTTCAAGCTGACCGGTCTCAAACGCGAGGTCGTCAAGGGCAGAAACTACGAGTTGTTGGTGTGCGGCCCATGTTGGGATCCTGACCATCCGCAGTTACACTTGGGCGAGTTCCCAGTGGATGATCCACAAGGCGTGCGCAACCCGCGCCCAGACCGTAGTTACTACGTTTCTGGCAACGATGGTTTGCAGATAAAAGTGAATGGCGGCGTGACTCAAGCAGGGTACGGCGTCAACGAAGGCGGCAGTCGGGTTTTTCAATGGGGTTGGAACCCAGTGGGAGGCTCCGAGTATTTTGATGCTGCGCTAACGCCAAATAACTTGGCATTGAGCGTGAGTATTGGTACAGTTACAGTTCAAACGACGTAAGGAGTCGATCATGGCAAAAATGGAAACCGAAAAATCTGACATGGCTCAGGACAAGAAGCTCATCAAAAAAGCTTTTGGTATGCACGACAAACAGTTGCACGAGAACAAAAAGACCAACTTGACCAAGTTGAAAAAAGGCGGTCCTACCGGCAAAGACATGCGTGCAATGGGTCGCAACATGGCTCGCGCTAAAAACCAACGCGGAGGCTAATATGGCCAAGTACAGCATGAAAAAAGGCGGCAAAGAGGTGGGTTCCGCTTCTGTGTACGCCAAACCTCACACCATGAGCGGCAAAGCCATGTCCAAAGCCGATTCTGGCGTTGAGTACATGACCGATCCCAATACCATGAAAGCTGATGAATCCACTCCCGGTGGTATGCCTGCACGCCGTGTGAGCCTTGGCAATATCACTGCTGAACCAAAATCCACAGGCATCAAAATCCGTGGCACTGGCGCAGCAACTAAAGGCGTGATGGCCCGAGGCCCAATGGCATGACCTACCAAGAACTCGTTAACGCGATTCAGTCGTATACGGAAAACCAGTTCCCGCCAATGTATTTGGCGGACGGCACACTTGTTTCTACCAATACACAAATTAATCGTTTTATCGAGCAGGCCGAACAGCGCATTTTTAACGTCATCCAGTTCCCTTCGTTGCGCAAAAACGTGACAGGGACAGTGACCAGTACAAGCCCTTATTTGTCTGCGCCCACGGACTTTTTGTCGGTGTATTCACTAGCCGTTATTGACCCTTCGGGTAACTACACTTTTTTATTGAACAAAGACGTCAACTTTATTCGAGAAGCCTACCCTACCGCAACCAGCACGGGAGAACCCGCGTACTACGCTTTGTTTGGCCCCACAATTTCTGGCGGCAGCGTCACTAACAACCTGTCTTTTTTAATGGGGCCTACCCCTGACCAAAGCTACAGCGTTGAATTACATTATTACTACTACCCCGCGTCGATTATTCAGGCCGAAATTGCAGCGCTGGGTTCCGTAACAGGCGGCTCCAACTATGTTAATGGTACGTATTTTGATGTGCCTTTGACTGGCGGCACAGGTTCCGGGGTTACGGCCACCGTAACCGTTTCCGGCGGCGCTGTTACTACCGTAACCGTGACCTCGGCTGGATGCCAGTACACCGCTGGGGACGTGCTTTCCGTTGCCGCTACAAGTATTGGGGGCGCAGGTTCAGGTTTTTCCGTGCCTGTTGCTTCCATCACCAACGCAAGCGGCACTTCTTGGCTTGGCCAAAACTTTGATACTGTGTTGCTTTACGGCTGCTTGGTTGAAGCATACACCTTCATGAAAGGTGAAGTGGACGTTATCAAGATGTATGACGACAAGTACAAAGAAGCGTTGCAGTTGGCCAAACGTTTGGGCGATGGTTTGGAAAGAACCGATGCGTACCGCGTGCCCCAGTACAGACAGGCGGTGACTTGATATGGCGTTCAATGGGAACTGGGCGTGCGACGCCTTCAAAACAGGTTTGATGAACGGGGTGTACAACTTCACCTCGGGCACGTACTACATTGCGTTGTACACCAACGCGGCAACGCTGAACCAAACGACAACTGCGTACACAAACGTGGGCGAAACCACAGGCGGTAGCTACGCAGCAGGTGGCCAACTGTTGACCATTACGCAAACCCCAACAACGGGAACCAGCGGCGACACGGCGTACATTTCATTTGCAAACGCATCTTGGACTGGCCCAATTACTGCTCGCGGGGCTTTGATCTATTTGAACAACGGCACAACCAACCCGGCTGTTTGCGTTTTGGACTTCGGCAGCAACAAGGTATCCAACGCTACATTCACCGTACAATTTCCTGCAGTGACAAACACATCAGCGATCATCCGCATCGCTTAAGGAGCTAACATGGCAAACGAAATTTCAAACTTTGGTGACCACGCTGTTGCCACAATGCAAGCCAAAGCCACCATCCCCGAGGGCATGGGCGTTGAAGGCTGGTATCACGTTGAGTGCCGCGATAAAGACGGTAAGCTAAAGTGGGTTGACGAGTTCCCCAATTTGGTTGTGGCCGTGGGCAAACAACTGATGCTTGACACCTTTCTCAAAGGCAGTTCGTACAGCGTTACAGGCCCTTATCTTGGTTTGATCGGCAACACATTTACAGCAGCTGCGTCTGACACTATGGCATCGCACACATGGACGGAGTTCACCGCTTACACCGTGGTCGGCTCTGCAGTGCGCGGCACAGCTTCATTTGGATCTGCCACATCAACAGGTTCAACACCATCCAACGTGACATCATCAACTGCTTCCGCCATCACATACACCATCACTGGTTCTGGCGGCACGGTTTACGGTTGTTTCTTGGTGTTGGGTACTGGCGCCGTCAATACGCAAGGTTCTACTGCAGGTACTCTGTACTCGGAAGGACTGTTTGGAACGGCCAAGGCAACAACTGCAGGTGACACCGTCAGCGTTACGTACAGCACAACAGCCACTTCTTAAGGGGTGGTAGATGTTTGGCATAGCCGCATTTGCTAGAACTCCGTTTGCAACGCTTGGCAATAATGTCTATGCGTTTTCTATTACGGAAAACTTCGGTTCGGCAGATTTAAGTACGCAGGTTTTTGCGTTTCTTGAGACAATCACGGAAGTTTTCACTTCAGCCGATACAAATGCAGAGTATGCTGTTTTGTATGAAGGCATTGTTGAAGGTTACAATTCTGCAGACTCCCCAACCATCAATGCGCAATTTAGTGTAAGTGATACAGAAGGATTTACTTCTGCTGAGTCGGATGTAATTTCTGCTCAATTTGCAGCGTCTGTAACGGAAGCGTTTACATCAGCTGACGTAGAAGCAATTGCCAACGCACTGTTTTTTTCAATTGTTGAAAACTATTCTCCTGCTGCCGCCTACGTTGCTTCTGCTGCATTTCTGGAATCTTTGGTAGAAAACGTTACAGGCAATGATGTGAACAGCATTGTTGCGCATTTTGCCGAATCTATCTTTGAGAGCTTTGTTGCTGCAGAGCTTTATAGTTTGTATGGCTGGGCTGCAATTGTGGACTCTCAGGTTGCAAACTGGAATAATGTGGATGATACGCAAACCGTTTCATGGAGTGCGGTGGACACAGGAACTTCTGCTGGATGGACTGATGTCAATGACATCCAATAAGGAAAGAACATGGCACTTGTTTTAGCAGATCGCGTACAACAGACAGGCACAGCCAATACGACTGTCAGTTTTACCTTGTCAGGTTCTGTGACGGGGTTTCAATCTTTCACAGTCATTGGAAATGGAAATACAACGTATTACACTGCAACAGACAGTTCTGGAAACTGGGAAGTTGGTATTGGTACGTATTCAATTTCAGGGCCAACACTGACACGCACAACCATTTTGTCGTCAAGCAACTCTGGCAGTGCTGTGACATTTTCGGGTGCACTCAATGTGTGGTGTGACTATCCTGCAGAGCAGGTTGGTTTTGAACAAACAAACTCTTACGCTTATGCGTGGATCAATGGATAAAGGCTGCTCATGTTTATTTTAGACACAACATCAAAATCAATTACAGCGGTCATGTCCGGCGCTGCCGCCACCACAAATCCAAACTTCACTGCAGCTTACGCCGACAACAACGGTTCAACATTTGTTGAGGGTGCAAACGACGGCGTTTTAAACGGCATCACTGCGGTAACTTTGGTTGCATCACCATCGTCTTCAACTCGACGCATTGTTAAAACAATCACCATCGAGAACACCGACACAGCGGCGGTAACGGTCACAGTGGGATACGTAAACTCTGCCAGCACAAGAACAATTGTCAAAGTCACTTTGCAGGTTGGGGATACTTGGACAACCGATGGAAGCTACGATACCAACGGCAACTTAAAACAGATCATTGGTACTGTCAACTTGGCAACTCAAGTTACAGGCATCTTGGGTGTCGCAAACGGCGGTACAGGTTTGTCAAGCTTGACGGCCAACTATATTCCGTATGGCAACGGCACCAGCGCGTACCAATCAAGCTCAACGTTTACATTCAACGGGACAACATTCGTTGCTCCTGCGGCGTCTTTGAGCATCTCTGCGCTGACATCGTCAAACACCAGCAACTTCCAAATTGGTGGCACGCTAAGTTTCAGCGACACGGGCATTGTGTCAAATGGCGTTGGTACGACCAACGGTTATTTGCAAGCCGTCTTGCAAAACAAGTCAAACGGCACTGCTGCTTCGACTGAGTTCATTGCTTACAACGACTCAGGAACGGCCACAACCAACTTTGCCACCGTGGGTATCAACTCATCGGGTTACACTGGCACAGGCTCAATCAATGCCGCTGGGTATGCGTTCTTTTTGTCTGGCAGCACCGACTTGGTGTTGGGCACAATCGGCTCAAACGCAATTCACCTTGTGATTGGCAGCTCTGCGACTGATGCGATGACCATCAACACGACAGGCATCACATCAATCCCAAGCACAACATACGCGCCAAACATCAACTTAACTGACGCTGCAACAATTGCTTGGGACACCTCAAAAGGTCAAGTGGCAACATTCACGTTTGTTTCAACCAACCGCACCATGGGTGCACCAACAAACTTGTCCAACGGTGCGTTCTATGCCCTTGCGGTGATCCAGAATGGCGGATCAAATACGCTATCATGGAACTCAGTGTTTAAGTGGGCAAACGGCACAGCGCCAACTCTGTCAACTGCCGCTGGAGCAAAAGATTACTTTGTGTTCAGAAGTGATGGCACAAACTTGTACCAACAAGGAATTTCACAGGCGGTGGCGTAATGACGTTTCCAGTTTTATCTGCAAGCAACCCAAGTGGCTACACACTTAACCGCAGCTTGCGGTTTCGTTCGTCTGCATCTGCCTATTTAAATAGAACATTTACTACGCCAACAAACGAAAAAATTTGGACATGGAGTGCGTGGGTTAAACGTGGTTCTCTTGGAATAATTAGTTCATTGTTTAATGCCAGTACAGGCGCATCACCTGCTTATGACGGGTTCAGATTCAACTCATCAGACCAATTGCAGTTTTTTACTGGTGGCGCTGTAACAGTAAACCTTGTTACAAATGCTGTTTATCGTGACCCTTCATCTTGGTATCACATTGTTTTGTCGTACAACGCCACAACAACAACGGTGACGATTTATGTAAATGGCGTAGCTCAGACAACGACTGGCACAACCGTTTCTAATACAACGTATTCATTTAACCATGCAAGCACGTTGCACTCAATCGGAGCGCAAGTTATAAACGGAGCATATACGGCTGGAACATATTTTGACGGCTACCTCACTGAAGTCAACTTCATTGACGGTCAAGCCCTAACACCATCATCGTTTGGCGCATACAACACTACAACAGGTGTGTGGCAACCTATCAAGTACAGCGGTACTTATGGGACTAACGGTTACTATCTGAACTTCAACAACAATGCGTCCACCACAACGCTTGGCTACGATACGTCTGGCAACAGCAACAACTGGACAACCAACAACATCTCTCTGACTACTGGTGTTACCTACGACAGCATGATTGATGTGCCAACGCCTTACGCTGATGGCGGGAATGGTCGTGGGAATTACCCAGTAATAAATTTTCTCAACGCGTACTCAAATACATTCTTGAGTAACGGAAATTTGCGGTATCAAAACACGAACGCATATTGGGCTAATGCTCGCGCAACAATGCAGCCAGCAGTTGGCAGTAAGTTCTATGTTGAATTTACATCGACTCAACCGTGGACATCAAACAACGTATCGTTTCTTGGATTGTGTACGCCATCTATGGCGTTGACAGCTTCGGCTGGCGATATAGCAACCATTTACACAACAACGACATCTGGTGAAGTCCTTGCACTCGCCATAGACCGTGTAAATAATCAAGTCAGCACTTATCGCAACAACGCGCTGGTTGGAACAACGTCTATTTCTGCCACAAACGATATTGATATTGTGGTTGGTTCTTATGCAGCAAGTGGTGAAATAAACTTTGGTCAACGCCCGTTCAGCTACACCCCACCCACAGGCTTTGTGGCTCTGAACACATACAACTTGCCAACGCCAACCATTGTGAATGGTGCGTCTTACATGGCTGCTACGACCTATACGGGTACGGGTGCTGCACAAAACATTTTGAACAGCAACAACACTACAACTGGTGTGTCGTTCAAGCCTGACTTTGTTTGGGTCAAATCTCGCAGCAGCTCTTCTTACTCTCACAGATTGTTTGATGTTTTAAGAGGCACAAACGTAGATTTGCAATCAAACACAACCAATGGAGATACGTCAGAAGCAAATAGCTTGACTGCTTTTAATAGCAACGGCTATTCAGTTGGCGTTGACAGTGTTGGTGGCGGCGTCAACACAAACGCCGTTACATACATTGGTTGGCAATGGCAAGCAGGCGCTGGTTCATCATCATCCAACACCAACGGCACTATCACATCAACTGTGAGTGTGAATGCTACGGCTGGATTTAGCATCGTCACCTACACAGGCACAGGTGCAAATGCTACCGTGGGTCATGGGCTTGGTGTTGCTCCTTCTTTTATCATCACAAAAGTTCGTTCTGCTTCTGGTGCTGATTGGGGTGTTTACCATTCTGCGATTGGCGCAACACAATATCTTTTGCTTGACACAACTGCTGCCGCTGCATCTTCAGCGAATTTTTGGAACAACACCGCACCAACAAGCAGTGTTTTCAGCGTTGGAGTTGGCGGCTCAACAAACAACAGCGGAAACACAATGATTGCTTACTGCTGGTCTGCAGTAGCTGGTTTCAGCAAGTTTGGGTCATACACGGGTAACGGGTCTACTGATGGTCCTTTTGTGTATTGTGGATTTAGACCACGGTTTATTTTATTAAAGCGTTCTTCAAGTTCAGAAAATTGGCAAATTTATGATACATCAAGAGATACATATAACGTAGCAGGATTGCAATTGCTTCCAAACACAAACGGAGCAGAAGCAGATGGAAGACCGATTCTTGATATATTGTCAAATGGTTTTAAATTAAAAAATGTATCTGGTGGTGGAAATGCGTCAGGTGAAACTTACATCTACGCAACCTTTGCCGAATCACCTTTTAAAGTCTCTCTTGCCCGCTGACCTATGCCAAAGTCAATCAACATTACAGGCCACAAATACAACCTGCTTACGGTTGTAAGCCGCACAGAACAGAAAACCAAAAACGGTCAATGGCGCTGGCTGTGTAAATGTGACTGCGGTAACGAAACAGTGTTAAACACTGGGAACATTCGTTATGGCAGAACAAAATCTTGGGGATGTTTGCAAAAACGTAAAGGCGAACAATCTCCTGCGTACAAACATGGTCGTAGCCAAACAAAAGAATACGACCTTGAATGGCACATGAAAAATAACTACGGCCTTGATTTTGACGAATACAACAAATTGTTGGAAAAACAAAATGGTGCGTGTGCAATATGTGGTTCATTGCCCCCCAACACTCACAAAAAGCGATTAAGCATTGACCATTGCCATACAACTGGTAGAGTCAGAGGATTGCTTTGTGATTCATGCAACACAGCGTTAGGATTGTTAAAAGACAGTCCTGACTTAATGCTTAAAGCAATTTCATATCTAGCGAGGTAACTCATGTTTTTACTAAACGGTCAACCACTCAGCCCCGACAATGCTTTTGAGCATAACGGTGTGCAATATCCAGCCAACTGGTTACGTCTTTCAACGCTTGCGGAGAAAGAAGCCATTGGCATCACGGAGGTTGCGGATCAGCCACGCCCTGATGATCGCTACTACTGGGTGACACCCAATAACGATGGCACGTTCAATGCAACGCCCAAAGACTTGACTCAGCTCAAAGACAGCGCCACAGCACAGATCAATGCCACGGCTCATTCTTTGCTGTCTCCAAGCGATTACATGGCCATTAAAGCCGCTGAAACTGGCACGGCATTAGACTCAGGTTGGAAGACTTGGCGTGCTCAAATTCGCACCGAAGCTCAAACAGCGCGTACAGCTATTGCGGCAGCTACAGACATTGAAAGTTTGATTGCAGCTTCGAATGTGACATGGACACTTGATCCAGTCGCCGCTGCCAAACAATAAAAAAAGGAACACACTATGTCTACATTTTCATCAAGCCTTGAACTCACGTTAATCGGCACAGGTCAACAAGCCGGCGCGTGGGGCAATACGACCAACACCAACTTGCAAATCATTGAGCAAGCTATCGCCGGCGTTGTCACCATCACCATGTCCAGCGCTAACTACACGCTGACAAACACCCAAGGCGCGGTGTCTCCATCTAACAACATGGTGCTTGTGGTCAAAGGAACGAATTCCGGCGTGTTCCAAGTAGTTACACCGCTAGTTACAAAATACTACGTGGTATCTAACCAAACTACCGGCGGTTATGCCATCACCATTGGCGCATCTACTGGCACTACAGTAACCATTCCCAACGGCACAACGACCTCCGTCTACTGCGATGGCACAAATTTTTACGCAGGCAGCACTGGTGTGGCGGGTAATTTCTCCGTGGGCGGCAATGAAACCGTAGCAGGCACTCTGGGCGTCACAGGCAACACCTCTTTAAGCGGAACACTTGCCGTTGCTGGAGCCACTACGTTGTCGGGCACGACCTCTTTGGCTGGCACGGCCACAGCGCTTACGGTGACGCCCTCTACGGACAGCTCAACAAAAATTGCCACAACCGCTTTTGTTCAAGGAGCCCTTGCTTCTGCCGCAATCACCGGCACGATCAACATGTGGCCGACTTCTTCGGCTCCTAGTGGATATTTGCTCTGTAACGGCTCAGCTATTTCTCGTACAACCTATGCAGCTTTGTTTGCAATTGTTGGAACAACTTTCGGTTCGGGCGATGGGTTAACCACGTTCAACTTGCCAAACTATGCAGACCGTATGCCAATTGGTGTTGGGTCTACTGCTGCGTCTGTTGGCGCTACCGGTGGTTCGGCAACAACAACGATTGTGGCAAACAACCTCCCTGCTCACACCCACCCTGTGACAGACCCGGGCCACAACCACACATACGCACATGCTTACAATGCGGCTCCTCAATCGGGCAGCTCGACACCTTGTTTTACAAGCACATATACAGACAACACAAGCACCGCGACAACCGGCATCACGGTTGGCAACAACTCCACCACAAATAGTGCGATGAATACAATTTCTCCATATTTGGGCATTTACTTCATCATCAAAACCTAAGATGTGGACCCAATCACCCTTCTCTTTGGTGCAGTCACTCTGGTCAAACAGATCAAGGCTGGGTGCGACCAACTGCACGAAGGCCGCATGGCCATTGAAGAGTTTAAAAAAGGTGTGGAGCGCACTGTTGGCGACGTTAAAGCTGTTGCCAAGGAACTCACAGGATTTTGGGGGTGGGTTAAAGGGATATTGGGAATCAAAAGTGCGAGTGCGCCAGTCGTCCAGCTTGCCGCCGCAGCTTCTGTGCCCGTTAAAAAGACTCGTGCATCCCAAGACCCCGAAGAACTGCAGACCCAACTCATTGTTGACATTGGCCAGAAGATGGGGGAGTTCTTTGACATCCACCAAAAGCTCAAGAACTACTACGCGGACTTGGAAGAAACATCAGTTACAGTCTACGATCCAGACCAAAACGTCGCTAAAAAAGCAATGGAGCGCTCACTTGTTGAGCTGCAACTGGAGAACTTGAGCGTCGAGATCCGAGAGGCAATGGTGTATGCGCCCCCTGAGTTGAAGGACATATACACAAGGTTTCTCAAGATGTATGAACGCATCATTGACGAACAGGAATTTGCTCGGCGCGAGCACATCCGCAAAAGGAATGAAGCAAGGTGGCTACGCGAGGCAATCCGTCAACGTCGATCAATGCGTCTGGCGCTAGGGGTAACTCTGGTGGGGCTGGCGGCGTGGATGTGGGGCTTGATGCTTACAGTGCGTCTAGCGACTCGGGGTTTCACGCCATTTTAATTTTGCTGGTGCTCTTGTTTGCGTTATTGATTCCGGCGGCGGGGTACGTTTGGTATAGGGCGTATGTGGCTGAAATGGCAATGGAGCACACCCTGCGCAAGCTGCAACAGGCCCAGCGGGAAATTGAACAAGCTAAAAAGGACAAAGAATGAAATACGCGATTTTGCTGGCTTTGTTACTGGTTGGCTGCGAAGACCGCTACCGTTACACTTGCCAAGATCCCACGCACTTTGCTGACAAGCAGTGCCAAAAACCCATGTGTGAATTCACACAAACTTGCCCCGAGTATCTGGTGGCCCCTGTTTTGGAGAAGAAAAGTGAAGGAAATCCTGCTCAAGCTTCTAGCCAGCAACCAGCCGCGTCTCAGTGCCGATGAGATTGAAGTCCGGGTTCGGGCTTTTGTGATCGTGATGGTCACACTCATTTTGGTGTTCATCGTTTTTGCACTGCTGTATTCGGTGACTTTTGTGACCCAGCCTATCAAAGCGATGGCTCCAATTGACCAAGCCTATACCAAGATGCTCAACGACATTGTGCTGTTGATTGTTGGCGGCGTGGGCGGCATCTTGACCAAAGGCGCAGTGACTGAGGCTTCTAATATGATGGCTGCGGCCAAAAATAATGCGCCGGCCTACGTTGCACCGCCTGTGCAAGAAGTTCAAATGACTGCGTGGACGCCGGGCACGACACCCGTCAATCCCCCGCACTATTTAGAACCCGATGAAGACCGCCAAGCGATTGCCGCTGCACGCCAAACTACGAAGGAATGACCATGCCTAATCCTTGGCTAATTCTAGGGTTGCTGTTGGCTTTGGCTGGCGTATTTGAGTACGGCCATCATGAAGGCTACAAAGAAAGAGAGAACGAAGACGCTGTGGTCATTGGCCATAAGAACCAAGAAATGCAAGACGCAAAGGAGCAAGCAGATGCAGAACTCAAGAAAACACAAGACAAACTCACCACTGCTCAGAAACAGTTTCGTGACGCTGTTCATTCTGGGAATCAGCGGTTGTTCGTCCGTGTCGCCACCCCAACTGAGTGTTCCGCCTCTACCGGCGGAGATTCAACGACAACAGCCCAGCTTGACCCAGCGTTTGCGGACTCTCTTGTCTCCATCACCGACGACGGCGACAGCGCCATCGTCCAACTCAACGCCTGCATCGACCGATACGAAACCATGAGAAAGCTCGTAAATGGTAAACGCTGAACAACTCCAACGGCTGGGCATCGGCATTGAATGGGTGCCAGCGCTCAACGATACTTTTGCTAAATTCGATATTGCCACGGTAGATCAGCAAGCCGCGTTCATTGGACAATGCAGCCATGAGTGCAACCATTTCAAGACGCTTGAAGAGAATCTGAACTACAAAGCCGAGACGCTGCGCAAACTGTGGCCGCAGCGCTTCCCCACAGACGACATTGCCAACGCATACGCACACAAACCGGAGAAAATTGCCAATAAGGTGTACTCTGGGCGTTGCGGCAACGGGGACGAAGCTTCTGGCGCGGGATGGCTGTACCACGGGCGCGGCTGTATCCAGTTGACTTTTCATGACAACTACTGGCACTTTGGTCAAGCGGTGGGGGTTGATGTGGTTACGCATCCAGAGCTGCTTGTTACGCCCAAATATGCGGCCATGAGTGCGGGATGGTTCTGGGCAACACACCATTTGAATGCCGCCGCCGCAGCCGAGAATTGGATGCTTGTCACCAAGATCATCAATGGCGGAACTTTCGGCTTGGAAGAACGCATCGCTTTGACCGACCGTGCTATTGATGTGCTGTCAACTTAATGGGAAAATGCAGCCATGCCATTAAACAAACTGAAATTTCGCCCCGGCGTAAACCGTGAAGGCACTACTCTAGCCAACGAAGGCGGCTGGTACGCATCGGACAAAATTCGTTTTCGTTCTGGCTTTCCTGAAAAAATTGGCGGTTGGACGTTAGATACGGGTACGGTTGCGATTGGGTCTTTAGCACCTCCCGCCGGCGCTTTTTGGGGTATTGCGCGGTCTTTGTTTAACTGGATTACGACAACAGGCTATAACTTGTTGGGGGTAGGCACAAACCTTAAGTACTATATTCAAAGCTCTGCTGGCGGGTATTTCAATGACATTACGCCAATTCGCATCACTTTTTCTACCGCTAACTCCAACGCGCTATCAAACCCTTTTACAACAACCGCCACGTCTTCAACAGTTAACGTCTACGCTCCCGCGCACGGTGCTCAAACAGGGGACTTTGTTACGTTTTCAAACGTATCTGCGGGTTCTGGCAATGTTACGACTACCATTTTGAATAGCGAGTTTCAAGTTACATACGTAGACTCTAATAACTTGTCCATCACAGTTTCGGTCGTAGCCAACACCAGCACGTCTAGTTTTGGGGGTACTGGGATTACGGCTGCGTTCCAAATCACAACAGGTAATTCGGTATTTACCTACGGCACGGGTTGGGGCGCAGGTCCTTGGGGCGGTGTTACAACTGGCGTGGCAACGACCACTTTAAACGGCGCATTGACCGACTCGGCTACTAGCGTTGTCTTGACATCGGCCACGGGCTTTCCAACTGCTGGCACCGTGCTCATAGATAACGAACTCATCACATATAGCGGAGTAAGCACTAACACGCTTACAGGATGCGCTCGCGGAACAAACGGCACAATCGCTGTCTCGCACCTTAGCGGCGCTACCGTGCAAAATGCGGCATCTTTTGAAGGCTGGGGCACATCCGCGCCGTCTACGATCGGTTTGCAGTTGCGCACATGGACGCAGTACAACTTTGGCGATTACCTGATGTTCAACCCCCGTGGTGGTGCGCTCTACATTTGGACAACGGACGCCAATGCTAACGTGATTGATCGAGGCCAGCTACTAGGTCCTAGTGCGGTTATTACCACTACAGCAGGCAATGTGACTGTGGATACGTCCTGCCCAACTGTGGCAAACGGCGTGTTGGTGTCTGATGCGTCTCGTTTTGTGATCGCCTATGGTGTTAACGATTACGGATCCACTGTGCAAAACAATATGTTGATTCGTTGGTCAGACCAAGAATCATTTTCTGTGTGGGCACCTCAAGTCACAAACCAAGCCGGCAGCTACACACTGTCTCTTGGGTCAACGATTGTGACGGTGATTCAGTCCCGCCAAGAGATTTTGGTGTTGACTGACACGGCGATGTACTCCATGCAGTATTTAGGCCCCCCCTACGTTTGGGGTTTCCAGTTGCTGGCAGATACGATTTCTATTGTTGGCCCCAACGCAGTAGCCACAGTCAACAACGCCACCTATTGGATGGGCGTGGACAAGTTTTATATGTACAACGGCACAATGTCTGTGCTGCCCTGCACGCTGCGTGACTACGTTTACAACAACATTAACTTGCAGCAAGGGTATGAAATCTTTGCAGGTGTCAACAACGGGTTTAATGAAGTATGGTGGTTCTACCCATCCATCACGGGACCAAACGGCACGGGCACCGTGTCAAACCCAAACAGTACCATTGACCGCTACGTTATTTTCAACTATTTAGATACCACTTGGTACTACGGCAATTTGCAACGCACTGCTTGGGACAACAACTCCCTACGTAATTTCCCTATTGCAACAGGCTACAACGGCCAACTGATCTACCACGAAAGTGGTGTGGATGATGGGACAACTTCCCCCGCATCGCCCATTACTTGTTACGTCCAGTCATCAGACTTTGACATTGGCGAAGGCAACAACTTTGGTTTTGCATGGCGCTTGGTTCCTGATGTCAACTTTGACGGTTCGGCAGTAAATGATCCAGTCATGACCTTCACGCTATTGCCTCGCCAAAACCCCGGTGCGGCCTATGGTTCAGATAATGTGGATGCAGTGGTAAGTGCAAATAACTACTACCAAACACCGCAGTACCTTATCCAACAATACACACAACAGGTGTATATCCGCGCTAGAGGCCGTCAAATGGCGCTTGTTGTTGGTTCCACAGGCTTGGGCGTCCAGTGGCAGCTTGGCATCCCTCGTCTTGACATTCGCCCCGATGGACGGAGATAAACATGGCTTCAAAAAATTCCCTTGCCCCCCGCTTGCTAGACCCTCCTGCGGAGTACAGCCAAGAATACATGCGCAAACTTTTGAGCGTGCTGCGTTTGTACTTCAACCAACTGGATAACCCCTCGCCGGAAGTTGCTTCTGCGCAGGATGTGGGCACAACAAAAGTGGTCTCTGCGTTGAGTTTTTCTGCACCAAGCCCAAGTAATCGGGCACAATACGTTGCCAGCACAGCCACCCAAGCTGACTTGTCAAACCTGCGCAGTGGAGACATTTATGTTGACACGAGTGCGTCCAATGTTTTGAAGATGAAATCATGACCTTACACACTGTCGCAAAACACCTTCAAGAGCACGGTCGTGGCCCTGACGATCAGCTTGTCCACATGTCTACCAAAGAGCTGGCCGGCTTGCAAGCGCTTGCCCAGCAGCACGGTGGGTCATTGACACAGAATCCCCACACAGGTCTGCCCGAGGCAGGCTTCTTGGATAGCATTTTGCCCACCGTTCTGGGTGCTGCTGCCACGTTTGCTTTCCCCGAAATTACGCCAATGATGGCAGGTTTGGGTATTGGCGGCATCCAAGCGCTGCGCACGGGCGATTTAGGCAAAGGTTTAATGGCAGGTCTTGGCGCGTATGGTGGTGCAGGTATTACGAGCGGCTTAGAAAATTTGGGCGGAGCTGCCGGCGCTATGGGTGGGCAAGACTTAAGCACTATGTCCGCCGCTGACAAATTGAAAGCAGGCGCTTCTGCTTTTGCGGATAACCCCACCGCCGGGGCCTTGGGCGGGTGGAAAACCATTGGCGCTGCCGCAGCGCCAGCACTGCTTGATTCGTTAGGCACACAAAACCAACTTTCATCGCAAGGCAATACCGGCACTATTCGCCCCTACACCTACGCGGCCAACCCCGTGTACAACTCGTCGTCAAACCCTAACCCGACACAAGCTGGCGCACGCCCTTTGATTGGCGCGAACTACCAGCCCGGACAAGACACGAGCGAACGCACGTACTTCAACCCGCAATACACCGCGCAGACGCCATACACCTACACCGCTGCGCAAGGCGGTCAAGTACCCGGCTACGCTATGGGCGGCACGCCAACTTCAATGGCTGTTGCACAGAATTCCACCGGCGCAAACATGAACTACCCCCAAGCGCACAATCAAGCAATGGGTTTTGCCGATGCGTGGCAGACTCCGGTAGCCCAAGGCCCAATGGGTTTAGCGTCTGGTGGGTTGGCGAATCTTGGATCGTACTCCGACGGCGGTCAAATGCTCAAAGGCCCCGGTGACGGCATGAGTGATAGCATCCCCGCGCAAATTGGACAACATCAACCAGCACGTTTGGCCGAGGGTGAGTTTGTGGTTCCTGCGGACGTGGTGTCGCACCTTGGCAACGGTTCAACCGATGCGGGTTCAAAGCAGCTTTACAAAATGATGGATCGTGTGCGCACAGCACGCACTGGCCACAGCAAACAGGGCAAAGAAATTAACCCAGAAAAATACATGCCAGCATGAACATTCAGTACGTCCCTGTTGAAATGGTGGCGCAAGTGCTGCCGCAAGTTCGGGCATTCATTGCTCGGGGACTGTCACACACTGATAGCTGCACCGTGGAGCACGCCGAAGCTTTTCTGAGCACAGGCGCTTTTGTTTTGCTTGTGGCAATGGAAGACGAAAAAATTTGTGGAGCCTACATTCTGGGATTTAGCAACGGACCCGGCGCACGCACAGCGTGTATTGTGTCTGCGGCAGGCACAGGTTTGGCTAGCCAAGAGGCTTTTGACCAAGTGAAAAATATTGCACGCAACATGGGTGCAACCCAAATTCAAGTGCTAGCGCGTGAAGCTGCGGCACGTTTGTACAGACGAGTTGGGCTTGAAGAAAAAGCCGTTTTGATGGAGATTAAATTATGAGCGGAATCTTTGGTGGCGGTCAACAACAACAAGCCAGCCCAACCCAAACTCAAACCAGTTACAACGGCATCAGCGCTTACGCTGCGCCCTATGTGCAAAACATGCTTGGCCAAGCACAAGCGGTTACGTCTCAACCTTACCAAGCCTACGGCGGTCAACGCACAGCAGATTTCACAGGGTTACAGAACCAAGCGTTTAACTCGGCTTCGGATTTGCAAACCCCCGGCGGCTATCAAACAGGTTCTAATTTGGCTGCAATGGGCGGCATTGGTAATTTGCAAACCACAGGCATGGCCGGAATGTACGGCAACATGGGTGCACAAGCGGGTATGAGCTACGGCCAAAACGCCACCAACCCCAACGCTGTTGCCGCGTTCATGAATCCTTACTTGCAAAATTCTTTGCAGCCGCAGTTGCAACTGCTCAATCAGCAGTACGGCCAACAACAAGCCATGAACCAAGGACAAGCCACACAGCAAGGCGCTTTTGGTGGCGGACGGCAAGCGGTGATGCAAGGTTTGAACCAACAAAACCAAGACTTGGCTACCAACCAGCTTGTCAGCAACGCTTACAACACCGCTTACAACACCGCTCAAACCAACATGCAAAATGCGGCGAATTTGGGCATTCAAGGTGCGCAAGCAGGCTTGGCGGGTATTGGTGCGCAACAAGCAGGCTACAACAACGCGGCCAATGCCGGCGCTACCTCGGCCAACATCGCTGGCCAGAACTTGGGCGCTCAACAAAACATCATCAACCAGCAAGCGGCGATGGGTGGGCAGCAACAGCAGCAGCAACAAAACGTGCTCAACCAGCAGTACCAAGACTTTCAAAACCAACTGCAGTACCCATACCAGCAGTTGAGCTACATGCAAAATATGTTGAGTGGGCTACCTATGAGTTCCACAACGCAGAACGTCTACAGCAACCCAAGCTTGTTGTCCCAAGTGGCAGGGCTGGGCACCACCGCATATGCACTGAACAAGATGAAAAAGGGCGGCAAAGTTAAAGACAGGCGTCCCGGCGGTTTGGGCGCTTTGGCTTTGTCGAAAATGTAAGGATACCCATGACAATCGCTCCACAAAATATCATTGCCGATTTGCGCGGCATGTCCGACCAGCAACTGGCGCAGTACGCGCAGATGCACCAGAACGACCCTTATGTGTTCCCCTTGGCGTTTCAAGAGAGCCAAACACGCCAGCAAATGCGCAGCCAATCGCAAGCAGCGATGGCCGGACAAAAGCCGCCTACCGTGGTGCAACAAGACGTTGGCCAAATGGCGCAAAGCGCTATGCCGCAGATGCCTTACGCCCCAATGGGCGCTCCCGCAGGGATGCCGCAACAAGCGCAACCTCAACAGCCTCAAACCAAACTGCCCGAAGAACAGGGCATTGGCGCGTTGTCGGCCAAAAACTTGGAAGGCATGAAGGGTGGCGGGATTGTGGAGCATTTTGACGAAGGTGGTCTCAGCCGTGATATGGCCGAAATGGTCTTGGCCAAAGCCAAAAAATACGGCATTGACCCCAACATCGCTATGCGGATGGTGCGTCAAGAATCGCAATTTAACCCTAAAGCCGAATCCAAAGCAGGAGCCGCTGGTTTGACGCAACTCATGCCTGATACGGCCAAAGAAATGGGGATGAGTCCCGAAGACCGTTATGATCCCGAAAAGAGTCTGGAAGGCGGCTTCAAATATCTCAACAAACTGCGCAGCCAGTACGGCGGCGACTACGAAAAAGCTTTGGCCGCATACAACTGGGGTCAAGGCCATGTCAACAAACACTTGGCCAAAAACGACGGCACGCTGAACCGCACAAGTTTGCCCAAAGAAACCGCGCAGTATTTGAACAAAATCATGCCCGGCAGCACCGCTCAAGCTGCGGAAGTTCCAAGCACGCCTACGGCACAAACAGCTCCTAGCACAACTGGATTCAAAAAAGACAACGATGTGCCCACCGCGCTTACGCCTGAACAAGTTGAGTCGCTTAAAAAGCTACCCGCTACTACGCCTGTAAAAAATTATGGCATGTGGGACTCAATTAAAAATTACTACCAAAGTCCTTCTTCATTGGAAGGCGTTGCAAGCAACGTCGAAAATACGGCCAACGCTTTGGGTGGTTGGGCTAGCCCTGTTTCCACGGTAGGTAAAGGTGTGGGTATTGCTTCTAAAGCTTTAGCGCCTACCGAAGAAGCGATTGCGGAAGCGGCGCGTCTCAAACAGATTGCGGACACACAACGCCTTACCGGCCCCGCAAAAGCAGGGCTTGAGGCCTTGGCCCCAGAAGCCGCTGCAACACGTCAAGCGGCGGAACAAGCCAAACAACTGCGCTATTTACAAGCAGACAAAGACGCTGCCCAAGCCGCAGAGCAAGGTGTTAACGCTGGCAAACTGACTTCTGAAACTGCACAGGGCGTTGAAGAAGGTCTTGCGCAAGCTCCTAGAGATATTATGAGCCGTCAAGCGCAAGTGGCCAATGCTGCCAAAGGGTTTGATTTGGTCAACGCAGAAGCTAATGCGCCCGGTATCGGTTCTTTGTTGGGCGGGACAAATGCGCAACCCACAGCCAACATGGGAACAACAAGCGGTTTTTACGATGCCGGCCAAGGCGCGACGCAACCGACAGGTACAACCAGCGCACCAGCCCAACAAGCCGTGCCTACTACTGGCATGGACAAAAACGAAATGCTACTCATGCTGGGTTTGGGTTTGATGGGCGGTCAGTCACCCAACGCCTTGACCAATTTGGGGCAAGCAGGCATCGGCGCTTTGAAGTATGGCCAAGAATCGAAAAAAGAAGCGGCAGACACGGCATACAAACAAGCTATTGCCCAGCACTACGGTGTTACTCCAGAAATTCAAAACTTGGAGTATTTCAAAAACAACCCCGAAGCTCTGGCAACTTTGCAAGCGCGAAGCGATGCAGCAGGCAATGCGGCCATGATGAAGTCGATGGTGGACAAGTTTATTTCAGACCCCACTTCGATGGAGTTTTTGAAACAATCTCAACCGCAGTTGTATGCAGCGGTTGCAAACCAAGCAAAAATGGCCACGATGCCCAACTTGCTTGGGGGGTTGCCCGGGGCTGGTGCGAACATTCGCGCACCCCTATAATTTGCCTATCAGCCCCGGAGTTGTTCCGGGGCACCCTAGTTGAGACGCTCTTATGCCCCAGTACCTGCCCCTACCCGATGGTTCATTTTTGCCGGTTAAAGACGGGCAAAATCCAAAAGAGGTGTGGCTCAAGGCAATGGAAGCATATCCCGATGCTTTTGGCGGGGGTGCAGCGCCCGAGGAAGCCAAAGACAAAACAGGGTTTGTTCCTGCTCTTGAATCGGGTATCGCAGGCCTCAAAGGTTCGGCAGCACTTACTGCCGGCAAGCTCGGCTTGATGAACCAAGACGCTGCTCAAAAATATTACGAAGAGCAGGTGCAGCACGGCAAAGACGTTTTTGCGCCAACCACTGAGAGCTGGTCTCAAGCTCCTTTCACAAAATTCAAAGAACTGGCCGGAAGTTCCTTGCCCTACATGGTCGCGCCGCTTATCGGTGCAGCTGCTGCCCCCGAAGCTGCTGCTGTTGGTGCATTGGGTCTTGGTGCGGGTGAAGTTGGTGCAGGACTAGCGTCTCTTGGCCAGTTCACAGGCACTAACTTGGCGCGTCAAGTGGACGAGAACAAGTCTTTGCAGAACGCTTCATTGGGTTCCGCCGCTGCCGCTGCCTTGCCGCAAGCTGCTTTGGATGTGTTTTCTTTGCATATGCTTCCCGGTGTGCGCAGCATTCTAGGAAAAGCCGGCATCGAGTTGACCGAGCAACAAGCCGCTCAAGTTGCCAAACAAGGACTTAGCCAAACGCTGGCTAGCTACGGTGGTGCGACCTTGAAAGCAATGGGTGCAGAAGGTTTGACCGAAGCTGCCCAACAGTTCTTTGAACGCCTGCAAGCAGGTTTGAGCATCAACGACCCCGAAGCACGTCAAGAGTATTACGACAACTTCCTTGGCGGCGCGGTTCTTGGCGGTGCGCTAGCACCTGTCGGCCATGCGTTTGAGCGCAGTGCAGCAAAGATTCAGCAACCCGCACCTGTTCGACAACCAACGCAACAGCCCGGTGTACAAGCACCTGCGGCACAACAACCCGCAGAAGAAGTTCCTGAGCCGACCCTGCGCCAACCTGCGCCAGAAGAAGTGGCCGAAGGCCCTGCTGCGCCAGCCGTGCTGACCAAACAACAAAAAGCCGAAGCCGCACGCCAAAAGAAAGATCAAGAAGAGTACTTGCGCAAGTACGCACAACAGGCCGAAAACCGCCAAGCAGCTATTGCCGAATACCAGCGCGTCAAGGACATGTCGCCGGAGGAGTATGCGCTGGAGCAAATGCAAGGCGTGACGACTGTGCCCAAGAAGGTTCGCCCCGCCGCGCCTCAAGAGGACGAAACAGGCTACTACACGCAGCACCCCGCACCTCCTGCACCCCACGAAACCTACGCCGCGCAACAAATGGCGTTGGCCAAAGACCGCGAAGCCGCGCCGCAAATCAAGGACTACCTTGACTATCTGATGCAAGACCCCAAACAAGCGCAAGCGCTGTTGGAAAACCGCACGCAAATCCCCGGCGTCACGGCAAAACAAAGCGAAGCGTTGCTGGGCGGCATCAAAATGCAGCTCAAAGCGCGTGCCGATGCCGCAGCCAAAGCCGAAGCTGCCCGAGTTAGCACTGCACAAGAACGTGCGCGTAGCATGTTCACGCAAAAGCCCGAAGATTTGCTGGCCGCTGCCAAAGAACAACCCGGTGTGCAAGCGCAAGCGGCAGTCAAACCAGAAGCCGAAGCCTTGCAACGCATTGGCCAGCGTCCAAACCCATACCTGACGGCAAACCGCGACATTGAAAATGACCGCCGCAACGAAGAACTTGCGGACAAACTGACACAAACCTTGCCTTTGGCCAACGGCCAGATCAATCCCGGCGATGTGTATTTGGGTCTTGGCCAAAAGAAACAGAACTACAAAGACTTGCAAGCGCAACTTGCTATTGCGCGTCTGACCGGCAACCGAGCATTGCAAGGCGAGATCAAGCGTCAACTGGATGCAACACGCCCTATCCCAACCGAAGGCGGTCTTGGCACGGAAGGCGGCAAAAACGCCGCTGAAATTATTGGCCGCAGCAAACTTCCAGAACTCCGCGTTAATGAAGCCGAGGCAGACCAGTTTGCTTCGGAGCAACGCAACACCTTGCTGGGCATGGCTCGCACACTGGCGTCCAAGAAAATTATGCTCCCCGGCAAACGTGCGGAGCTGTTGAGCAACGCCAAAGAGCAGTATGTGGCACAGCACGCGGCTGAAATTGAAGCGCGTCGCAAAGCGTTTGGTTTGCCTCCAATGGAAGATTGGGAACGCGCCGAAGCTCGCGCCCGTGCGCTGGAAGGTTTGAATACGCTGACCAACAACTGGGGGCAGTTTGAAGATCCTGCGATCAGCGTCAAAGCTTTACAAAACATTACACGCGAAGCGGTGTATCAAAACTTGTTCAAAGCCGCAACTCGTAAAGCCCAAACACAACAGTCAACACTGGCCGAAAAACTTGCGCCTCCCAAAACAGGCCCTCGGATTGCCGCGCCTGACGAGTTGACCTTGCGCAATGAGCCTAGACTGGCCACCGATACAAAGCAGCACGCACTCAACATGATTACGATGGCGCTGCGTGAAGGCCGTACTCGCGCTGTACCAACCACTACAGAAAAAGCTCCGGCTCGCGTGGGGTCGTTGGCAGACATGGCCACGTTGTTTGGCCAAGAAAAAGGCAAAGAAGCCAGCGCACAAACTGATGCCGCTACTAAACAGTTTCTTGAACAACTGCGTGACGGCTTAGAAACCAACAATGATCCAGAGTTTGTGAAGCTTGCCGCTGAACAAGCGCAGCGTGTTGTTGAAGGCAACTTGCCTGATGAGTTTGCTGTGCGGGACTTGGGCGAAATGATGAAAGCGCATGAGGCTGCAGGCCGCAGCGCGACCCGTCCCGGTGCTACCCCAGAGGAGTTGCAACGCACCAGCGCCCAGCCTCAACGCGAATTGTTCCCCGAAGCTGGCCCCGAAGCCGAAGTGCAAACGCAACGCGCTACCCCGTCTAACTTCCAAAAAATGTTGGACTCTAAAAACATTCAAGGGCTGCGCGACGCAATTGAAAAACAACGCAAAGACAACTTGGCTGCATTGCAAGGTTTTGGCAAAGCTGCGCCCACGTTAAAGAACAAAGTTGAAACGGCAAAAAACACATACGAACGCAACTTGAAAAAATTGCAAAAAACTGTGGCCGTTTCAAACGAGTTTGACCGAGAAATGCAGACCGACATTGCCGCAGCTACAGAAGCGCAAGCTGCGTGGCAAAAACAAGTGGACGATTTGCGTGAACGCGAAGCCGAAGTCACCGCCATGCGCGATGCTTTGATGCAAGAACCCGAAGACATGTCCATTTTGATTAGCGCTCCTGCGGTGCTGAATCAAGAAAAAGCTATTCGTGTTGCGCTCAAACGCGCCGAAGAAGGTTTGGCTACCGCCAAAGAACTGACTGCGGCTGTGCAAGCCACCAATGCTGCACAAATGACTTTGGCCAAACCTGCTGTTGACCGCGCTGTAAAAGCTGAAGAGGATTTCAAGAAAGCACAAGCAGAACTTGCTGCGCTGCAAAACGAAGCCGCGCAAAAAGCACAAGCAGATGCCGCCGCTAAAGCGCGTGAAGAAAACCGTCAACCGGAAGCAGAACGCACCGCCGAAGAAAAACGTCGTGCGGCCATCCAACGTGGCCGTGAAGGGCTGGGGTTGGAAGGTGAGCGTGTGCAACGTGATGTCAGCGCGATCAAAGAAGACAAAGACGATTTGAAACGCGAACTGGGGTCGTGGAATAACGAAGTCAACAAATACACGAAAGCCGTCAAAGCGCTTAAGCAGCTTGAACCGACCGAAACTAATATTACTAAACTGGGCAATGCAGAATCAAAACTGCAAATTGCCAAAGAAAACGAAGCGCGGGTTGAGCTGGAGCTTGCCGGTATTGAAAGCGAAGCGCCTTTGGTTCGCACGCCTATTAAAGACCGCACCGAAGCCGATGAAGCTTTTGAAAGAGCGCAAATTCAACAAGCACGCGCTAGAAATGCTAAAGAAAACCTACCTTCAGAACTCCCTTCCGCACGCCGAGGCCCGGTCGTAAAACATGTGCGCACAGGTCGTACCGAACAAACGGGGCAACGCAAAGACGTTGTTGGCCGCGCCGATGCTGTTACCGATACTTTGATTGCTCGCCGCGCAGAATTAGCCGAGTTCAAACGCCGTGTAGATTTCTTGACTGAAAAAGGTAAACCTGTACCGCAAGCGTTGACCAACAAGCTCAATGCTGCACAAAAACGAACAGATGCTGCCGCAAAAATTCAAAAAGAAATTAGCACCCAAGAAGCTGCTGCCGCTAAAGAGCTGGCCAAAAGCAAAAAGAAGTACGGCAAAGACGAATTGGCACGCGAAGCCGGCGGTGAATACGAAAGCGCCCCAGTGACGTATTTGCGCAAAACAACCACCGAAGCTATCCGCGATGGCCGGATGCTGGATGTGGCCGACGAACTGGCCGAGCACGGGTCTACACAATTTGTGAAAGATTTGGCCGAACGCCTGCGCCCTTTGTTGATGCGCACAAAAATTGGTACAACACAAGACTTGATGGTGGATGGCAAGCCTGCTGGCGGCGCGTACTACCTCGCAGAAAACCGGATCGCGCTGGACGATCAAAACATGACCGAAGAAGATTTGGTGCATGAAATGGTTCACGCGGCTACCATGCGCGTTCTTCGCGCCGACAACGCCGACTTGACCCCGACACAGCGCAAAGCCCGTGACGACTTGCAAAAGCTCTATGACCAAATCAAAGAAGACCCTGCGTTTGCCAAAGAGTACGCCAAGAAAGACTTGGAAGAATTCGTGGCTGAAGCCATGTCTAACAGCAAACTGCAAGACAAGTTGGCCAGCACCAAAGTGGAAGGCGAGTCATTTTTTGACAAGCTCAAGCAGTTCATCATGCGCATGTTCGGCGTGGACACTCGCAGTGACGCATTCAAAACCGCTACTGACGCAATCGACAAGATTTTCAAACCCTCGGCCAAACTTGAAGCCGAAGTCAAGGCGCGTGCAGCGCCGACAGCCAAGGGGTTTGAGGACGAGCTGGGACTGGCCGAACGCATCATTGCCGACAAGCCGTCTATGCAGCAACAAATTGACGCCAACCTTGGGCTGAACTTTCGCACCAAATGGCTAGATCGTTTGGCACCGCTGGAGAAGATTGCGCAAACCATGATGGACCCGCTCAAGGGTACTCAGATGATGTTCTTCTTGCGCATGGCAGACCAAAAAATGTCTTTCACGCAGCAGGCGGCAGCCAATGGTGTGCCACAAAAAGTAGCTATCAAACGCGCTGATGGTCGCACGGAATACGTCATTGAAAGTCAGAAGGGCGCAAACCTCGCCAACATTGCCAAGACTTTGGGCAAAGCGCCGGGCATGAACCCTGCGGCAGCAAACCGCTTGTTCACGCTTTATTTGGCCGGCAAACGCGCAGAGCGTGTGGGTGCTGACGTGCTGAACTTTGATGTGTCCGAACAAGACTTGAAGAACGCAGTGGGCAAAATCGAAGCCAACAAAGAGCTGCATGATGTTTTTGAAGACGCACGCAACCAGTACAACGAGTACAACCGCAACCTAGTCAACTTCCTGCAAGACATGGGCGTGATCTCTAAGGAGACTGCCGCTTCGCTTTCCAAAAGCAACGACTACATTCCGTACTACCGAGATCGCAACGGCGAGGCTGAATTGGTTATTGGGGGTGAAGGCACGTATCGCGTGGGCAGTTTGAAAGACCAACCCCAGCTGCGCGAGTTGATTGGGGGCAACCAGAAGATTTTTGACTTCTTGACAAGCTCGGTGCAAAACACCAGCATGATTATGGACATGGGCTTGCGCAACATTGCCACCAAGAACGCAATGTTTGAGTTGCAAAGTTTGGGTCTTGCATCGTTTTACGGCGGCGAAGCCAGCGGCCCCAACGTGGTTCAGTTCCGCGAAGACGGCCAAGACCGGTACGTGCGCGTGGACACCGATGCCGCAGGCATCCCCTCAAACTTGTTGGTCAAAGGCATGGAAGGTATTCCGGTCAACAACTCCGCGCTTGTTCGCGCAATGGCCATGCCAGCAACATTGTTGCGCCGCGCAGTGACCGTGAGTCCTTTGTATTCCGCTCGTCAGATTTTCCGTGACTCGGTGGCCGCGCCCCTGACGTCCGGCGCTGACTTCACGCCAGTCATGGCGGCAATCAAACAGATTGGGAAAATGGATACCAAAGGCACGCTGGAGTCACGCGGTATTGTGGGCGGTCAGGTGTTCACTGGCGGCAACGAGGACTTGACGCGCATTTTGGGCGAGTTCCAATCCGGCAAGATTGGTTTGTCTCAACTGGTGGCCAAGGCCGAAGCCGTGGCAATGGAAGCCGATGCGCTGACCCGCCGCGCCCAGTACGACTCTTACATTCGCCAAGGGCTGTCTGAGATGGAAGCCACGCTCATGTCTTTGGAGTCCATGAACTTTAACCGCAAGGGCATGTCGCCCAGCGTGCGTTTGGCATCCACATTGATTCCGTTCTTCAACGCCCAGTTGCAAAGCTTGGACGTGCTGTATCGCGCCATGACAGGCAAGATGCCAATGAACGAGCGCTTGGATATCCAAGGCAAGTTGTACCGCCGTGGCGCGGCGCTTGCCGGTACTGCCATTGCTTACACGATGCTGATGCAAGATGACCCGCTGTACAAGAATGCACAGCCTGACGAGAAGTACGGCAACTTCTTTGTGCATTTGCCCGGCATGAAAGAGGCGCTGCGCGTGCCTGTGCCGTTTGAAATCGGTTACATCTTCAAGTCAATTCCCGAGGCAATCATTAACTCGATGGCCAGCGATGCTGGCGCGGAAGATGCGTACAAGGCATTCAAGACAATTGCCATTCAAACCATCCCCGGCGCGACTTCTGGATTCATGCCAGCAGGCGTCAAACCTTTGGTTGAGAACGCCACCAACCATTCGTTCTTCACAGGGCGCGAGTTGGAGTCCAAGGCCGAGCAAGAGCGCGAAGCCCAGTTCCGTTACCGCGATAGCACATCCGAGTTGGCCAAAGGCCTTGGTGCTATCACAGGTACTTCACCTATCAAACTGGAGAACCTGATTCGAGGATACACCGGCACGATGGGCATCGCCTTCACGCAAGCAATCAGTGCGGCCAGCCCCGGCAATGGCGTTCCTGCGCCAACCAAGAAGCTGTCGGAGATGCCGGTTATTGGCGCTGCGTTCCAACCAGAAGATGCTGGCGGCATGGTGAGCGATATGTACGATCACATGTCTCGCGCCCGTGAAGTGCAAAAGACCTACAACCAGTTGGTCAAAGAGGGCAACGGTGCGGAAGCTCGTCAGTACTTGCAAGAAAACGTCAACATGCTTGCCACTAAAACAATGACGGGCAACTTGCAAGAGACGATGGGCAAACTAAAGAAAGCGGAAATGGCGATCAAAGCGTCTAGCTTGACGCCTGATGAGAAACGCGCACGCTTGGATGAAATCCAAAAAATGCGCATTCAAATCGCTTCTAATGTCCGTGGGGTCTACGAAAAAACCACACCCCGATGAGGCCGTCACGGATGCCGGGCATAGCCCGAGCATCCAGCATTCTGTGAGAGATTGCGGCTCTCAAACCTTCTTCGCGCACGGCATCGGTGTCAAGGCAAGGGATGAAGAATCCCTGCCCCTTTTCAGTCTTCTCCCAAGGATAGTGTATTTTTAATTTCATCATCCATGTCCGATATACGACGACTGATCTTCAACGCTGACACTCGCATTTGAGGGCCTTTGGTTCTAGACGTCATGTCCTTCTTGGGCATGTGCGAGACGCTGAATTGTTGTGCCAATTGTCGCTTGAAATCGGCGTAACCGAAAGACATTGATGAACAGTACGCCTTGAGCAGTTGCTCTTCGATGTAGTAGTCAATGTGGTCGGTGGTCATCCCATGCTCAACACGGCCCATAATTTTGTTGCGAGTAAGTGACTGGTCAACCATCCCGCCGTGCCCAAGCTCTGCCAAAATCTTGCCGCCTTCAACGTGCTTGATGACGATAAAGCTGCCGTAGTTGTCGCGTGTATATGAGTTGAGTACATCCTCAGCCGACCTCGCGCTTGAGCGCACGTTCGAGCGTGCCGCAACAATCGTTTTCTTGATAACACCAATAATCTCTTTCATGGGGAAGTTGATGATGCCTGTGTGCTTGGAGCCAAAGATTGACCCAATAGCAATGATGGTGGCGATGCCAGCCATCCAGAAGCGCTCATCGTTTGTAGCGCCGAACTCGGTGTACGCATAGCGCACGGACTCGGGCACAAGTTTTTGCAAAAGCTCAACATTATCCACGAAGTACTGCACCAGACGCTCACCTACGTAGCCATAATTTTGTTGCAGCGACTTGATGGTGTCGATCTCGTGTGGCTCCCACGACAACTCATCGGACATGATGAACTCGATCAAACGGCGCAACTCACCTTCGGATGAGTGCATACGACCACCTGTGAGGCTGTCAATGGCATGGGTGTTTGACGACATGATCGCGTTGGTCATCCACGTAGACAAGTTGATGCGCTCTTTGTTGGAGCCGGACTCCATGCGCTCCTTGCCACGGCCTTCGGTCATGTCCAACAAGAACTCTGGGAACCACTCGAAGTTGTTGCGGTTCTTGCTCGTCACCTCATCTGTGATGAGTGGGAAGCTGTTGAGCAAGCCAAGGCGTTGTTGCATGGCCACAGGTGAAGTGCCCTTGCCTGTGCGGTAGTGCGTTGGGTGTCCCCAAACAGAGGCCGCAGCTTCGAGCGCCAGCGTCTTGCCCGTGCCCGACTCGGTTGAGCCGCAGTGGAACGTGATGCCGTAGATACCGGTGAACTTCATGAGCGGTGCGCCAGCACCGGCAAGCAGCACGGCCAAGTGTGTGTACATGCGCTTGTTGATGAGCAACTGCACGAAGTCAACCCAGCCAGCCAAAGAGCCAGTAGGTTTGGTGTTGGCCACAATGTTTTCCAAGCCGGGCATGGGCACGGTGACGGGCGGTGTGTTTTTGGAGAAAATCTTGCCGGCATAGACGATGGTGTTGTCTTCTTGCCAGCCGTAGTTTGATGGTACTTTCACAGCAACTTTTCCTGTACTAGCGGCTTCGACACAAGCGCGGACGTAATCCCACAAGTTCTTGTCGTTGCCAGAGCCAAATGAGGCGATGATGTTTTGGGATGCCAAGCATTTGACCGTTTCGTCTTTGCTGACGATGGCCTTTTGCGGCATGGTTATGTTGACGGCTCCGTTGGGGCGCAGCGCCAGCATGTGGATGGTGTGGTCGGGGCCTTGGTGCAGGATATCCACCACGAACAAATCGTAGGGCAAGAGCATCATTGGCTTTTTGACCATCACGCCCTCAGCGTCTTCCATTTCTTTCTCAAGAAAAATACCGCCACGTTGACCGTAGCCGTAGCCGCGAGGCGGTGTGGGGCGCAGAATCTTGACCACTTCAACAGGCGCTTGCGTGTCTTCTTGTGGCAACTCAACTTCGATTTCTTTTTCGCCCGTCTCGACTTTGGTTTCGCGTCCAAGCGCCAATGGGTTTGTAATCTTGCCAAAGAACTGACACCCGTTACAAACGCCCGGATTCTCGCTGTCGAATTTTGTGCAAGGGTATGGGCCTTTGATCTCGCCCAGCTTCTGGTGCATCCGCGTGGTGTCGTATGGGTGCTGTTGCGTCAACCACAGTGCGGCCTTGGCTCCATCCGAGCAGGGCTTGGCGATGCTCAACCACGCACGCCACAACGGCTCCATTCCTTCTTCGGTGGCGTTCTCCACGAAGTGCGACAACTGCAAGCACCCCTTGCCGTCCATAGTCTTGCGCAGAATGTTCTTGAAGCGCGTCTCGCTGTTCTCAAACAACTTGACTGCCGTGGCCGTGGGTGGGTTCTTGGCAAAGTCTGGGCGCATACCCAAGCCCTCGCCTGCTGGGGCGATGCTGTCTTCTTCGAGCAACTCGCGGATGCTGTCACGCAGCACCTTGAAATTGAACACGCTGCCTTCGGCCAGTACCGACACAAGGCGCGGCTCTGGATATTTTTCTTTAAAGTTGAATGTCTCGGGGATGCGCAGCACTCGGGCAGAGTCTGCGGTCACGGTCATGTCGATGTTGAGTTTCTTTTGCTTGCACAGCTTCTTGAAGTTCTCCGCCATTGGCTTCCAAACGTCAATGCTCACCGCTTCTTCAAACGGCCAATAGCAATGCAGCCCACCGCCGGAGCCGACCATCCAAGGCATACCTAGTTCACCAAGGCCAGTCTCTTGCAAGAATGCGTGCAGCGCAATCGCCGCTTGTTTCTTGCTGGCGTAGCCGTCCATGTCGATGAACAACGCTTTGATGAAGCGTGCATTTGCTGCTTGGCGCTTGCCCGAAACTTCAAACGTAGACAGCGCGAAGAAGACGTTCTTCTTGGCCGCAACCCAATCGTCTACTTGGGGATAAAAATCTTGAGTGGCTTGAACATAGATGTGCTCCTTTTTTGTTGTACTAAGCTCTGCCGCGCAATAGAACCCATGTCCCGGGGTCGGCAAAACCACCGCTAGAAAGTCAAGCGGACTCATAGAAATCCTCGGGAATTGTTAGATGAACAGGTCTTTTTGTGCAGGGTCTTTTGCTGGAAACGCATCCAAGGGCGCGAGGGCAATGAAGCGGCGCAACAATTCACGCTGCCACACCACGGACATGCCGTATTCAGAATCCATAGCAATCGCAGACAAACGAATCAACTCGCTGTTGCTCAAGTTTCGAGGTTGTAAATCTTGCATATTTTTCTCCACGCTTCGTCAGCGGTTTTTGTTTCTTTGAGAATCTTCAACAGTAGTTCAGCGCGTTGTTCGTAGGCAGGGAAAATGTCGCCACCCTTGAACCAGTTGTAAGCTGTTTGACGTGAAACGCCCAGCGCTTTAGATACGCGCACTACGGAGAAGTCGCGGTGGATAGCCCAACGGCCAAGCTGGTTGCCCAGCGTCTTTGGCGCGTCTGCTATTTCGTCGATTGTTTTTTGAGAGTAGGGCATTTTTGTGGGTGGAGGGTACTCGCAGCGCTTTCCCCTCGAACTCCTTATTTCTTGTTATTCCCCAAGTGGGAAGGGTGAAACGATGATGCGTGGTTCGA